GGGCGCGGCGAAGGTCGTCCCGGACGGCCTGCTCCCCGATGCCGAGGTGGGCGGCGATCTCCCGGACCTTCAAACCTGACGCGGCGAGGCGCCGGGTCTCGGCCACACGCAGTGCCCGCTCCGGTGTTGACGGGGCAAGCGCCCGACGCTGTCGCTCGGACAGTCCACCCCAGACACCAAACCTCTCGTCATGCTCCAGCGCATAGGTGAGGCACTCTGAGCGGACCGGGCAGTTGGCGCACACCCGCCGAGCTGGTCCGGCAGTCCCACCCTTCTCCGGATACCACGCATCCGGGTCCGCCTGGGCGCACAGTCCTTCGAGCATCCACGACTCCGGGTCCGGCAACTCGAACACCGACCTGAGGTTCCCTCGTCCTACCCGGACTGAGCCGATCGAGGTGAAGAGCAGTTGGCGACGATGGGTCATGATGCCTCCTCCGAGTCCACGATCGACAGATGGCGGTCGTGTTCTGGCTCAGTCCAATTGCGATAGTCAGGTGCCGAGTCGTCTCGCTTGACGACCCACGGCCACGGCGACCCCCACACCAGGCGCTTTGGCCACTTCCGCTCATCGCGGTCACCGCGCCACGGACGCACCTCGACCTCGCGGACGTTGTTCTCGCTGTCGGGTTCGCAGCCCGGCGCGATGCCGTAGCCGAACTCTGGCCACCGCAGCAGCAGCGAACTGCCCAGAGGGCGGACCGAGCGGTGTTTGCCCGACTCGCCTGGTCCGCCGTGGCCGGCGTGCGCCTCGACCACGAGCGCGCAGTCCACCTTGGTCCGAGCGGCATCCAAGACCGACACGGTGCGGCGGGCCGCAGTCTCCTCGTTGATGTTCGCCGCATGCAGCCGGTAGAACGGGCCAATGATCAGCAGGTCCGGTTGATGGGCGGTGACCCGCTCGAGCAACCAGGCCGCGTCGTCATCGCGGGTGAGGTCGATCCCCTCGGGCCGGTGGATGAGTCGCAGCGCGCCTTCCGGCACTCGGCGATTGGCCGCGATCGAGGCTTCGCCCAGCGGACGGAAGCGTCGTCGGGACTGCCGGCTCGAGTTCTCACAGTCGATCAGCAACACAAACTGCGGATCCATCGGCCGGAACGTGAACGGGTGGATCCCCGCTGCCGTGCATACCGCAAGCTGGCGCACGAACATGCTCTTTCCTAGGCCCTCGAATCCAGTCCAGATCAGACGGTCCCCGCGCTCGAGGAGGTCCGGGACCACCCATGCCCGCTCGGGATCGGTCTCGCCGAGGAACTCCCACAGGTCCGGTGCCAGGTCGACCTTTGGCTCCTCGTCGCTGGTGGAGGTGACCACGAGCTCGTCGACCGTCCGCCCTGCGTTGAGGTGGTCGGTGACATCCTTGCCGTGTGCGGCCTCGACGATACGGACCGATGCGGCCACCCCGGTCAGCGCCGCCTTGACGGTGCGTGCGTGCTTCTCGCCCGGCTCATCCCGGTCGGCGACGATCGTCACGGCGCAGTCGACGAAGAACCCGTTGAACTCGTCACGCCACTTGCCGGCGCCACCGGGACAGCAGGTCGCCACGAGGCCGATCCGCTCGAGGCTGTGGACGTCCTTCTCGCCTTCGACCACCCAGACCGCTTGGCCGTTGTCCATGGCCTCGAGCAACTTCGGCAGCCGGTAGGGAACTCGCCGAACGTCGCCGAGTTTCCAGCTCCAGCCCTTTGGCTTGGTGTGGTCCGGTCGGCGTTGAGGGAACTGCTTGTCCGCGGTGCGGCATACCTGAAACAGCAGGTTCCCGGCCTCATCCACGTAGTCGTATACCGCGATCGCGGTGCCGCGAGGAGTCCACTCGCCCTCGTCCCTGGTCTCACGGGGCTGGCACAGATCCGCCCACTTGAGACCGATGGCGTCGAGCACGGCGTCGCGGTCACAACCGGCGTGGCAGTGCAGCACCACGGGGTGGTCCTTGCCAGAGCCGATCGACAGGCTGGCTTTGCCGTCGTCGTGGGCCGGACACCTCGCGGTGAAGCCGGACCCTGAGCGCCGAATGCCGTCAAGTTTGGGCAGCAGAAGTTCCCTGAGCACGTCCATCAGTTGTCCCACCACCCACGCGGAGAGCCGTTAGCAGCTTGCGCGTCCGGCTGATCGGTCCACCGCTCGGCGTTCAGCCATGGGCCGGGGTGCTTGGTGAACTCGATGTCTTTCCGCTGCCGTGTCGGGTCGTCGCGGTATCGCTCGGCGCCAGCGATGACCGTGGTCGGATCCACGCCTGCCTTGAGGATCTTTGTCCATGCCTTGCGCGCTTCGCCCTTGCCAACCTTGCGAGGGTAGGCGTTCCAGAACGCCGCGAAGGCCGGGTCGTCGTCCGTCGACCGCGAAGCGGTTGATGAAGTTCTTTTTTTACTGTCCTGTCCTGTCCTGTCCTGGGCCGAGTTTCGGGGAGTGCCGGCGAGTGTGAGTGAGTTCGGTTGAGTATCAGTGCGTTCGCGCGAGTTTGGGTGAGTTTCGGTGCACACCTGGCAGCGCGGTGACCAGCGGCTATCCAGCTTCTGATGGTTCGCGAGTCGGATCACGTGAAGGTACTTGCGGCCACTCACGGTCTGGATTCGAGCGACTCGCCCCTCGTGGACCAGCTCCCGCATGAGAGCCTCAGGGTCGACATCATCTTCGGGCAAGATGAGTCGCTTGAGTGCCGCCGGATCATCCTCAGCGTGCCCACTGTCGCAGTCGGTGAAGTTCCACAACCCGATGTAGAACAGGCGCGCCAACGGTGACAGCCGGACCATCTTGCTGTCGGTCCAGAACGACGGCTTGATAGTCCGGATCCGGGCCATCAGGCGGCTCCCTTCGGCTGCTTGCGCGGCGCCCGGAAGAATTTCGCGTCACCTGGCCGGAGGCACTCGCCGCCGTCTCGCCAGGGAACGTTCGGGATCTTGCCCACTGAGAAGTGGTGCCGGCAGGACCAGATGCCGCTGTAATCCATGAAGCAGTAGTGCATGCATTCCGAACACTTCACCAGGACAATGTCCTGACCTTCGCTCGCCGCCTCCCACATGGCCGCCTCGCCCGGCCCCGGCGGCCGGAGGATCACAACGAGCCGTGAATGCCAATCCCACTCGTCGTAGTTCAGTGCCTCGTGCAGACCTACGGTCTTGTGCAGACGCTCGTTGTGCGGCCCCTTAACCTCACACCAGACCCGTTGGCCGGGCAGGTAGAAGTCAGGTCGGTAGAACTCGCCCGTGCTGAGGGTGAGCGCCTCCGGCTCGTACTCCCAATACCAGCCGAGCTGGTCGAAGGTCGCGGCCCAGTCGGCTTCAAGCGTCGAAGCGAACCGGGTCCCCCCGTACCAGGTCGGGACTGCCCTGATCCGCGCCATCTATCTCGCCTCTCTAGGTACTTCGACCCCAGGGATCTCTCCCAGCAACGCGCGCCGCAGCAGGTCCCGTGTGGTCACCGGCACCAACGTGCGGTGGCCAAGGATGGACAGGGCCAACTGGTTGCGGCGCCACAACTCCGCTCGGGATGGGGAGTTGATCGGGATCGGGTCGCTCATGCCACCTCCCGTTGCCCAGCGGTCTTCTGGACCCGCCACCGCGCTGTCCTGATCGACTCCGCGGACACACCCATCCGTCGCGCTATCTCGCTGATGTGGCAGCCGCCGCGCTCGAGGTGATCCACTTCGGACAGGTCAATCGCCGATCCCGCTGACTCACCCATGTGTGGCTGGGTGCTGGGGTCGTCGATGTCATCCCAGGCAAGTGGTGGGGGCCAACCCATGCGCTTAGCGTAGGAAGCGGCGAGAGGATCGGGACCCAATGTCATCGACAGCTCGTCGTAGACCCTGTCGACAATCCCGGCTGTCCGTCTAGTCACACGCGGGTTCCTCTGGCGGCGACAGTCGGACACCCTGGCCTTGCGCCAGCCCAACCGGGGACCTAACTCTTCAACTCCCCAGCCGATCGCGGCCAGTGCCCGCAGCTTGCGTGCGGCGCCGAGACCGTCGATCCATCCTGGCGTGAGCCGATTCTCCCGGCCACGCTTGCGGTAGAGGCGCCAGTCCTCGCGGGCGTCGTCGCAGCGACATCGGTACCGCCCGTATGCGCACGCATCACCGTGGCGGCGGGCTGAACAACCCGAGCGGATCTCCGCAATGCTCATGGGGAGGTGTCACCGCCCTCAACCAGGATGCCCACGCGAATCTGCGGTCGGCGGTCAGCGCGGTAGGCAATGACAGTGGCGTCGCGGTGCGCATCGACGTAGCGTCGGGCAGCATCCTCGCCGGACGTTCCGGTCCAGTGGACCGTGCGCTGATTGCCGACCAGCTTCAGTTCGAACCATGCCCTGCTCATCCCGGCTCACCACCCTCAGCCCCCGGGCCGATGGCGAGCGATCGCTGCGCCACAATCCGCTCATACAGCGTGGCGCCCGAAGAATCGGTGTGGGCGTAGGGCAACAGCACCTGATCGAGGCCGACCATCTCCGTCTCGATGATCGCCAGTTGGGCAGCGACCCAGTCCTGCAGGATCCGCCACGCCACGCGGGCGGCGTGATCCGGTGTGCTGTAGCGCGGCTGGACTCGCTGCCTGAGGAGGACCGCACGGACCCGCTCGACGTCCACCGGGAGGCTGTACGCCTGCTGGCCATATGCGGCGTCCACCGTGAACGCCAGACCGGTCAGAACACCATCCGTGTAGCTGTGGGCGATGCCTCGGGCGCCAGCCTTGACGAGCATCGACTGGACCTTGGACACGGTGCGGCTGACCGGGACGGTGGTGGTGTAGTTGAGCAGTGGCATCAGTCACCACCCTCAGCCCGTGGTGTGGCCGCCTCGCCGATCGGTTCTCCAGCCGGGGAACCGCATTCCGGGCAGGTGTCCGCGCCAGGCGGTGTCCACGTCGTGCCGCAAGCGCTGTTGGAGCAGTGACCGCGTCGTGGCTTCTCGGGGTGGACCGGATCTCCTGGCTGCCACTCCACCTCCGGGCGTACTGCGCACACTGGACGGGAGGCAGAGAAGGAGACGGCCGGCATCTCAGGTCGGCCCGCGAGGGGGATGCTTCGGTGGAGCTGGTCAGTGGCGTCCTGGTACAGCCGGCAGTAGTCAGCGGCCTTCGCGTTGGCCCGCTCGAGTTCGACCTCTAGCCGCATGGCTTCTTCAGCCCAGGCTTGACGAGAAGACCGGACCTGGAGGAGCTGCTGCCGCATCAGGGTGAACGCTTCAACGCACTCGTCGTGCTCGGGGCCGAGGACCCGAACGTCCGGTTCGAAGGGTTCGGTCATGACGACCTCCATCCACAAGAGACTGCGGAGCATCCGGTTTGGGTCGCTCCTTGAACCCCACCGCCCAGTACCAGGCGTATACCGCACGGCCAGTGATCCGGCCGTCCGCGACGAGGCCACGACGGAGCAGTGCCGCACGCGTCTGGGTCGTAGTCCGCTCCGGAAGTTCAGGTAGATCCGCAGCGTCCAGTTGACCGCGCTCGATCAGCCACTCGATCACCGGACGGCACAAGGCATCCAGGATGGCCCGCTGCGGTTTGGTGCACCCCGACCAAACACGATCGCCCTCGATCAGGTGCCCCAGCATGGCGATGCCGGTCCTCGTGGCAAGCGGGTAACGCGCCAGCTCGGCCGTCACCGGCCTGCGTTCCACGGTGAGCACCGGACCAGTGGACATCAGTCCTCACCTCGCTGGTCTTCAGCCTTCTGGGGGTTCAGCCACCGAGCGAACTGCGCATCCGACCCAGGCCGTTCCAAGCGCTGCCAACGGTTCCGCCGTCTGATCGCGACGACTATGGGGATGCACAGCAGGAAGAACGCGGCAAGGCCAGTGAGGAAGGCGGTCACGTTCCCACCTCCGGTGTCCAGTTGGGACCGCGCTCGATCACCAATCCGGCAAGTCCGCCGCCGTCCCACCATGCTGGACAGGACGCATAGTCCGGGTGACCGCAGAGGCAGTAGTACGTCCGGCAGCAGCGGTAGCGGTAGCCGCCCCACCCTTCGGCGTCGTGGCCAGAGCCGGGCACCTCATGCTCAGATTCCCCGTGCATCACCGGGAAGTCGCCGAGCCAGTCGGGTTCCGGCTCGCGGTGGAACTCGTCCGGAAAGAGGCAATCCGGTCCACATAGGCGCGCCATCACGCCACCGCCTTCTGCAGCATGGCCTTCGCCAGCTCGGAAACCCCCGAGGGGATTGGATCCCTACCGTCGTGCCAGCGGTGCTTCTGCGCCACGATCAGGCGGCCAAACGGGACCGAGCGGTAGCCGTCGTACCAGTGCTCGACAAGCTCAGCGCGCAGGCCGCGGATCGGCCAGCCCCCGCACACCACGTTCATCCACTCACCGAGAGCGATGCAATGCCGGCAGGTGCGGTAGGTGTCCCACTTGACCGGTGTCTGGCTCTGTCCATACGCGTCCAGGCCGACCACCTTGTGGTACTTCTCGCCGATCCGAATCCATCGCCCGCACTCGCCGCACCGGTACTCCCGGCGCGCGATTGGCGTGGTCTCCCGCTTCACCACCCACGGTTCGCAGTCATCAACAGCACACATCAGGCCACCTATCCCGAGATCTCTTGCGGGTCATTCGTCGGGCTCGCAGATAGTCACCTCGAAGTAGGCTTCGCCTTCCGACAAGACGAACTGGCCAACTAGGTCCTCCTGGTGATGCTCGCCGTCAACTCCGAGAACACCCCAGGACCGCAGTGTCGGGATCAGCCGGTCAATCTTGGTGGCTGGCCAGTCACACAGCCGCGCCGACTTACTGTCACCTTCGTGACGAATGCGAACCTCAATCACGCCGCTCCTCCTACCCACTCAGCTATCTCCTGCATGTCCAACGGCTCTACCCCGCCACCCGGGAGGAGCCACACGTACTGTCCCCACCGCCACACCGGAACCCGGGCGGGATCAAGGCTTGGGTGCACTGTCCACCCGAGACTCCGGACCTTCGCGTCGCTGCCGTGATCGGTCAGGTACAACTCGCAGAATCCGCAGCCGTGAAGGCCGTTGGTGGGCGACCACTTCTCGACCTTGCCCGACTGGCCGCGTCGCTTGCGGTGGCTCCACACCTCGCCGACGCCAGTGCAGTATCCGAAGGCCTGGATCTCGCACTGTCCGCCGCTGCGCTTCTTCAGCAGGTCTCGGCTAGCTCGCTCTTCGGGGGACTGCCGGCGCTTTGCCTTGATCGGACCGTTCGATGTGAGCCGGGTTGTCCGCTTCAGCTCGGTCCTACTCCTCAGCTCGGTGCGCTTGAGGGGCACTCGGCGGGGCTTCATGCCGCCTCGCTCTCAACGCAAGGCCGCCGGCTGGCCACCAGGAACCGCTTCAGCGTCGGCCGCGGATGAGACTGGAGGTACAGCGCCATCTCCGCCTCGTAGCCCTTGGTGGCCTGGTCGGCGATGCGTTCCCAGATCTCCACCGTCTCCCGGAAGCTACGGACCAGGTCGGCGTGCTCTCGGGAGCAGGGATGCTGACGGCAGGGGCTGAGGGCTGGCGATATCGCGGTCACGCCGGCACCGCCTTAGCCACGACAGCCGCGAGCACCTCGGCTTGCATCCGGTAGGCCGTCACCACATGCCCGAGGCACGGTCGGCACCATGCCCACGTCGGACGCGGGTCGGTCTCCGACGGTGCGAGCGACGTCCATCGCAACGCGATCTCCAGCGGTGTCAGTGAGTGCTCCATCGGCGGTGTCCCGTTCGGCCAGATCGCGATACCGCACATGGCCTCCCGGTCCTTCAGTGGCCGCTCCCTGAGCGCGTTCGGCTGATAGCCGGGGGAATGCAGATGCACGACCCGACCGCGCGGCGGCTTCACCGCGAAGATCTCGATCTCCCTCATGCCGCACCACCCTCAGGCGGTGTCTCGCACCCAACCGCTGTTTTGACGGCTGCGCGGAGGAACGCCGCCATCATGGTCTTCGGCATCGGTCGTGCCGAGTTCCTCTTGGCAGGCCTCATGACCTTCAGCGCCGAATCTCCGGCGACCATTAGTCCCCACCCGGCAGGGAGCTCAGACGTGAGTGCAATCCCAGGCACGGCCGTCACGAGCCACCAGTAGTCCATGTACGGCGTGAACGCTCCGGCCTTCTCCGGCGTCTTCAACTCGGAGAGCCAGTCCGAACGGGACACCTTCACCTCGTGGCCATGCAGCGCCAGGCCCTTCGACGGCCACAAATCCATCGCGATGAAGTCCGCGATCCTCCGCGCGTCAAATCCCGCGTTGGACCGAACGTGGCTCGCACCCACGTACCGCGGTCCGTTGCCACCGTCACGGTTGTATCGCTTGCGCAGGAGCGCGATCATGTCGGCCTCGGTGCGCGAAGTGGCCGGCTCGATGTCGAACAGTTCAGGTGTGCTCATGCGATCACCTCGGGTGTCTCGCACTCCAGGTACGGCGCCAACTGCTCACGCCACACACGCCAAGCCGCTGGCTCACGAACGCACAGAGGGCAGCGGACAAACCGCGCGTCGCGGAACCCCCACGGCATCAACGAGAAGACAGCGTGCGGATCGCCTGCGCAGACGCGGCAGTCGCGGCCGATGTCGTGGGCCAGAACCAGGGCGGCGGTCATGACGCCTCCCCAGCTGCCTTGGCGCGCATCGCCGCGATGTCAGCTGGCGACACATGCCGCAGCAGTCGGGCGGGTTGCGACGGGTCGGCCTTCCCGTTCTGGCTGCGCTTCGTCGGGTCCGCATGAGTCACATGCCAGAACGCCTCAAGCGACACCGGTTGCCGGGGACAGCGCCTGCATCGGTAGGTCTCCATCGCCACACCGGTTTCCGACTGGACCCGCGCGGCGAAAGCATCGGCGTCAGCCTGATCACGCAGCCGAACCTTGGTGCACTGCTCGGTGAGACCCGGCTCGAACAGCGCGCCGAGAACAGCCCGGCAGCCGTCGGCGAACCGCGCGGACTCGCGAGCCGCTTGCAGTGCGGCGTCCCGAGAGGAGCATGCGCGGAGCACCTCCAGGCTGGCTTGCGCCACCGCGTGGTCCCGCTCCACCAGGTAGGCGGTGATCTCGAGGTAGTCCGCGGTGCGGCGGTGCAGCCAGCCCATCATGACCCGAACCCCCGCTCGCCGGCGTACATCGCTCTGATGGACGCCCCGATTGACTGCGTGGCGCGAAGCTCGTTCTCCAGTGCACGCGCAGTCCGTTCGGCGTGGCGGAACGCGACCTCGGCGACCTCGGCCTCTTGCCGCTCCGCCGTGGTTGCGGCTTCAGCGGAGTACTTGCGCTCGTGCGCTGGCCCGTCGTGCTGGAGATAGGCCTGTGCGAAAGCCAGGTCGTACAATCGGCGCTTATGTCTGGCGGTCTTCTCGGCATCCGTCACCACCCGAACTCCGTTGTGGATCCGCCGGGAGATCTCCTGGATGTGCTTCTCGAGGTCGGCCGGATTCAGGACGTCGTTCACTTGGTCTCACCGCCTGGCCGGCGCATCCGAGCGGGTGGCTTGAGGTGGGTCCTGTACTCCTTCAGCGTGTCCAAGTCGGCCTCGGCGATCACGCCGCCTTGGCTCCAGAGGGTGTAGTCCTCGGCCAGGGCAGTGAAGTCGCCGTCGGTAATCCAACCCTTCTCCTCGGCGATCGCCCAGATCTCGTTCTTCAACTTGGTCATCGGGTCGGCCCCCCGCGTCGCCCCCTTGCCGGCCGGGTCGGACTCACCGGTGGGGATCTGCAACATCTGGGTGTGCGCGATCCGCAGCGCGACGCTCATCGCTTTGGACACCGCGCTGTCGCCGAGATCGGAGGCCTCGCCAGCCACCACCGTGACGAGCGAGTCCCCTTCTGGACCCTGGTATGTGTAGGCCACGGTGACGGTGACTTCCCTGGCCCGCTTGCCTTTGTCGGTGGTGATGTCGCGGGAGTCGAGCTGTCGCAGTTCGGGGATGACGTTGATCTCGTTGGCGAGCAGTGCGGGGCCGACCCGGTTCAGCACCGCATCTATCCCCCGGTACGCGAAGTTGTGGAAGGTGTTCCGGTCACCCTTGCCGATGATCCCCACATCATGGCGGGTCTTCAGGAGCGCCTCGTGGATGTTCATGCCGCAACCTCCGGACGCTCCAGAGGAAGACCGATCAGCTTGTCCAGCCGCTTGGACTGGACATTGGCGAGGTAGTTGGCTTGCGCCTTCAGGTAGTTCTCGAACGTGTCCAAGTCGGCGATGAGCGGGACCAAGTCGTAGTCGTCGGGCTTGATGTGCAGCACGAACGTCCGGTCGACCGGCACCATCGGCTGCTCGTTGCCGTCCTTGTCGAGATACACCTCGGCGTAGCGGTAGGCCGCCACCTGCAGCGCCGTCTCCCCGTATACGCCCCGACTGGTCTTATAGTCGACCAAAGATCGACCCAACGTAGGGATGTCCTGAATGGAATCCAGCGTCCCGGCGTAGCCGTGTTTCCTAGACGCCACAACGATCTCCTCGTGGACCGATGCTGGGTTCCAGTCCCGAATGAACGCCGCATACCCATCCACATAGGGCTGCAGTGCTTCGGCGACCTCGATCTCCTCGCCCCTGATGTACTTCTCGGCGAGGGCGTGCACGTCGGTCCCACGAACGGCTGCGGTGTCCCGCTTCTGGTTGGGGATGCCCTTCAGGAAGTCGATCGTCGGGTAACGTCCGCCCGAGTCCAGCATCCGCTTGACGTCGAAGATGTTGTCCACCACGTAGGTTGCGACTTCCTTGGCCGCCCACGGAACGAGAGCGTCCTTCGGGATCCCCTTCAGCGCGGTAGTGACGCCGACCGCTCGACGGCCATCGATTGTGTAGCTGTGCCACGAACCGTGATCGGCCTTCTTGATGGTCACTCCATCCCCTCCATCGCGTCAACGGTTCGTTCGCGGTCGACTCCCCAGCGCCGCTCGCCCTCTTCCTCAGCCGCCAGTTCAGCCTCGTCCCGCTCTGATGTGGACAGCAGGTTGTATCCGCCGTTGTCGAGGTAGATCCGGCCTGCGATGCTGCGCCAGTCGAGCCCGTCCTCTTGTGACGCCAGCCGATGGTTCAGGACATCGATCTCGTTGAGCATGTAGGCGACGTGGCCGTTCAAGAGATCGAGGACGGACCCGTCCAGTTCCTCTAACAGGCGGCGTGCGTCGGCGACCCACTGCTCGCGGGTCCAGCCGCGCCTATCAATCTTGTGTGATGCGGCAGCGTGGTCAAACTGCCGTCGAACGGCTGCGGCCATCTGCTGGCCGAGCGACGGGAACGACTCGGTCATGCCGCACCAGCCGAGCACTTCGCCGCGTCGTACTGCGCGATGCCCCACACGATCGCGTGGCATGCCCACAGGAACCACCAGTCGTAGTCCCGAAGCTGCCACTCCCAGACGTCGGCGAACTGGAAGTCCGGCCGCTTGCTCGGGATTGCCCACTCATCGCTGGGGTCAGCCCAGTACGCGAAGTTCTCGACGACATGCCGGTCCAACGCCTCGTCACCCAGCAGTTCGTCCAGCACCCGATCCTTAACCGCGCTGGCGAGCTCCGGCCAGCCGGACTCGTCGACCGTGTCTTTGATCTCGCGACACAGAACCTCCTGGTCGTATCGCTCGGTGCGATCGCGGCCATCGGTCAGCTTCTCCTGCCAGTAGCTCGGGTTGATCGTGCCCACCGGACTGCGGAAGAACTGGAACATGTCCTCGATCCGACTGAACACGTACGACTCGCCGTCACCCCTGAAGATCAGCGCACCTGGAACTGTGATCAGTTCGAACCAGTACGCCCACGAATGGGGAGACGGCCTGCGGAAGCTCAGGTGCCGGTACAGCCCGCTGTCATGGAGCACCACCATGCAGTGCTCTGCCGTGTCGCGCTTGAAGCGCTCGTAGAACTCGGATTCAGCCACGGTCCACCTCAACTCTCAGCCACAGCCGTCGCGGACCAGAGCCAGGCTCGATCACCGGCATCCGCTCGGTCACCCACTGCGTGGTGTCGTCAGGCACCAATCCCGCCCGCACCAAGGCATCCACCGCAGGTTTCTGCGTAGGCATCAGGTTGCTCGGGTCACGTCGCCTGTTGTCCCCCGGCCGGTAGTGCACGCCCACGGTGATGTGCTTGGCGGGCGGGGCCTTTTGCTCCTTGACCCGCCACTCCACGGCACTCCGGATGAAGACCTTGCGCTGCCGTTCCTGATACCACTGCAACCGCATGTTCGCGTTCAGCGGCGGCTTGTTGTCCAGGAGTGGAATCTCGAACTCGTACACGGTTGGCTCGGCTGGCACGACCTCCCCCTTGGAAGTCGTGCCAGCCGACGTCGAATTTCCACTCATGCGAGAACCTGCCTTGCCCAGACAGGCCGAGCCGAGACGCGCCGCGCACTGCCGCTCCGAAACACGATCGCGAAGTCAGCCATCACAGTCCCCCCAAGCTCGGGTACTTCGCCCGGTATGCGGCGTGCATGACCTCTTTGGCCTCAAGGGACAGACCGTCCAACCTGTCGAGCGCTCGACGCGCCGCCGTGTCAGCCGGATCTCCGGACGCGGCGTTCTCCGCTGCCAGCAAGGCGATCAGCTCATCGAGCATCCGGCGGGTCACGGGGTCATCTCCTCGAAGTCGCGTCGCACCAACTCGATCCCGTGCACGGCAGCCTGAACGTGCACGCCGATTACGCAAGAGAACTCCATCGGGTGCCTTGAAATCACGTCCTGAATCAGCGCTACCGCTTCGGCTAGCGCGGATTCGTCGTGTGCGGACAGCTTCACCGGGCCACGCTCCACTCACCAAGGCGACGACTCCCCGCAGAGGTCACAGCAACAACAGGGTCGGAGACTTCGATCAGCTCCGAGTTCCACAGTTCGTACATGCAGATGCACGAGTCCGGATCGGTGATCTCCTTGCCACGCTTGTAGGCGAAGCGACCGAACGCACCGACGTTTGCCCGCCACTCGATGTGGCCTGCGTTCACTTCCGACAGCAGCCGGTGGTGCAGCGGGGTTCTGTGCAAGACCTTCATCGGTCGCGCTCCCAGCCTTGCAAGCTGCCTAGCCTGCGGGCCGTCTCAGTGGCAACCGAGCGGAACCTCCGCAGGTCCCCGTTGCTGATCCGGGCGGGCTGGTCGTCGTCGTAGAGGTGCTGGAACTCGGCGAGCGTCACGTCCGGGTTCATGACGCCACCTGGGCGGTCTGCTCATCAAGCGCGGACAGCAGCGGCTGGCACTTCCACTCGAACACTTCGACTTCTTCGGTGACCTCGATGTCCGGCAGTGTGGCGAGCGCAAGTGGGTCCTTCACCGTCTTGGTAACGGTTTGGACCCCGGTCACCACCCGCTCGCACACATCGCCACGACTGGCCAGCACGTAGGTGCTGACCGGACCCCAAGTCAGCAACAGGTTGTGTTGGAGATCTGTGATGTCCTTGTCGACCTTGGCGCCGTGCCGCAATGCCGCCCGAGCCAGCGCGGCTTGGTCCTCAGCGCTGTTGACGTAGAAGGCGAATAGGCCATTCATGATGGCGAATTGCACGAGGTCCGGGGTCTGTTCGACCATGTCCGCTAGCGCCCGCAACCCCGCTGCGTGCTGCTTCGCCAATGTCACATTGGCCGGTACACTCTCATCTGGCATTGGGATCTCCGCTCCCTTGTCGTGGCCCCGGCAGGCACGCCGGGGCCGTTCTACGTCTGGGGGTTGGTCAACCGGGCTGCCTTCTCGCACCGCTTGCACGACCGCATCTCGGTGATCACCTGCGAACCGGCGGGCTTGCCGAACCACTGCATCCGCTTGAAGTCCAACCAAACTTGGTCGTAAACCTCGGCATACGTCTGGCCATCGCACAGGGGCCGACCAAACCGACCGCCTGTCTCCAGGTCTGGCTTAAGTTCTGCGACCAGGGCCTGATGCTGGACCTTCCGGGTCCACGTGGTGACAGGAACCAGTTCGGTGCTCACGACGCCACCTGCCAGGGGGCGCCAGCCTCAACCCACGCCTCGACATCGGATGACTTCGCACGCCACCTGCCCTTGTAGCCGGACTGCACACCCTTCAATAGCCCCCGGCGCAGCGCCAGCAGGACGGTGTCCTCGTGGCGGCCGGACGCTTCCACGATCTCGCCGGTGGTCATCCACAGCTTCGTTGCGGTAGTCATGCCGCTTCCCCCTTGAGGCGCTTGGGTGCGGTGTTGCCGCCCTTGCCGGGGCTGGTGCCTGCGCCACCGTCGCGGCCCGGCGCGGTGTTGGTCTCCTCGTCCTGCTTGCGAGAAGGCGGCTCCGTCGCAGGGTCTTCCGTGGCGAGCAGGTCAATCAGTTCGCATCGGTAGATCCGCGCCGCCCGCAGAACCAGTTCGTCGGACGCAGGCTTAGTACTGGCCTCGATTTGCCTGAGCGCGCCGCCGGTGATGCCAAGCAACTCCGCGGCCTTGTTGGAGGTGAGCCTGAGTGCGTCCCGGTAGAGCCGCCAGTTGGAGCCGTTCACCTTCGCCATAGTGTTGATGGTGCACGACGGTGCACGATAAGTCAAGGCACGATGTTGCACTGTCGCGAATGGTGCGCTACGGTACACGATATGAGTCGAGCGGTCGGGGGCCTCATAAGGCCGTACCAGGGAACGTTTAGGCCGGCTAGGAGGGTGGTGTGGTGCACCGTGGTGCGCCATGATGTACCCGTGGCACGGCAGAGAGTGCATACCCGAGAATTTTCAGCCGAAGCCAGGGAGCGCCTGGGTCTGGCGATAACGCGGGCCAGGGAGGCATCCGGCCACCCTTACCGGCCCAGTTTCGCGAGGGCTGCCGGGCTGAGCGTGCGCAGCATCGTGAACCTGGAAACGGGGAATCCCGTGGGCCCATCGGTGTATGAGGCAGCGGCGCGCGCCCTGCCAGGCTGGACTGAAGACACCCCCCGGACCATCCTCGAGGGCGGGGCTGCACCCTCAACGCTGACGATGGTACCAACCGAACCGCTGTCGGCGGGTGTCAACGAGCTGATGCTGCGGCACCTGCACGACCAGCGCGCCTACCTGGCCACCATCGACGCCACCGACGCGGAGATCGACGAGTACCTAGTGGCGCTGCGGCGACTCTGGATCAGCAGAGAACCTGACCAGCGACGGTTCCTGCGCACCCTCCAACAGTTCATTTCCGAGGTCGACCAGGAGACGTCGCCGACGAATCACAGCGGGTCAGCGTGATGATTGCGATGTGGACACAGCGTGTAACCGGTATCGGGGCGATGCCGACACATGCGGGACAAGCGGCTTGTGCCCTAGACCCTGGTGCATCCCGTGCAGGGGACTTAACAAAGCACGAGGTGTCGACATGTCAGCTATCAGCAGGACCTTGACCGTGCTCGCACTGCTGCCGCCGGGGGTGATCGGACCCTACGTGGTGGCTCGGGCTGTGGAACTGGATGGGCGCGCGTGTGTTCAAGCGTTTGTGGTCGGGTTGGCTCTGGTCATCGCAGCGCTGGCCGTGCTGATCCAGCGACTTCGCGTCGTCCACGAGCAGACCGCGTTCGAGCGCACCTTGGAGGACGCGGTGGCTGAGCTGCGCCGCGACGGCATCGAGCGCGACCATCAGATCGACGAGCTCCGCAGCTCCATCAACTCTGAGGCCATCCACTCATCCTGGCAGCAGGCCGCGTACCGGCTGGACTGCCGACGGACGGGCCACCGACTGCAACTCATCACCAGAGAGGGAGACTGATGGCATGGGCTGAGCGGTTGTCGAAGACGTCGAAGAAGTGGCGCGGCGGGTGGCGCGACGCCGACGGCATCAAGCGTTACACCCGCAGGCCGGAGTTCCCCGAGCACCCCTACCCGCGCAAGACCGACGCGTTGGAGGCGGCGAAACAGGCCGAGGCGAAGGCCACCCGCACGGCGGCGGTGGCCGCGGGGACCGCGTCGGCGACGATGCTGTGGGGACTGTGGTGGGAGCTGATCAAACGGGAGCACCCGCACACGGACTCGGCCCGCAACGAGCGGGACATGGTGAACCTGTACATCCGGCCCAAATGGGCGTCGACACCCCTGGTCGGGATCAAACGCAAACAGGTTCAGGACTGGATCGACAAGGAGTTGTCACCGGGCCGGGGAGCAACCTACGTGCGACGGATCTACGCTGTCTTCTCCTGGTCGATGACCAGGGCATTGGCCGAGGAGATCCTGGACGCCTCACCGTGCGTGCGGATCAAGCTCCCGACGGTGCACAAGAAGCCGAAGCCCCGCGCCACGCTCGCCAACCTCGCCGCGCTCGAGCAGGTCGACGAGAAGGACCGTCCACACCTGCGCGTCGCCGCCCATCGGGAGATGAAGGACTTGCAGTATGAGACTGGTCTTCGGCCGGGCGAACTGTGCGGGCTGCACGACGATCAGGTGGATCTCGATACGGGATGGCTGGAGGTGACCAACGTGTTCGTCACCCGCCGGCGCGCGATCCGGCCGTGGCCGAAGGACAAGGACGCACGGAGAGTGCCGCTCACGGGCAGAGCGGTAGAGATCTTGCGGCGGTGCATCGCCGGCCTGCCTGACGACGAGTCGGGGTGCGGCGTCACCCACACTGACGGGTCACGGTGTGAGGCGCGGCTGGTCTTCCGCAACAACTGCGGGCTACCGGTCACTCCGCACGCCTATGAGCAGGCGATGCGCAAGGCTTCGAAACGGGCCGCCATAAAGAATCCGACTCCGTACGGGCTGCGTCGAGCTTTCTTCGATTGGATGGCCGAGGGTGGCTTGGACCCGTTCGCCATGGCTGCGTTCGGCGGGCATGAGGATGTCCGGCAGACCGCCGACTATGTTGGCCAGACCTCGACGGCGCGGGATCGGCTGCGGGCCGCGCGCGGGGAGAGGGGCGACTTGAGAATTGTTGCCGGGGAGTCCACTGTGGACTCCGCTTGGGGCAGATCTGGGGCAGACTTGCCCCGGACCCCACCGGACCCCACCGGACTCGAGGGTGATCAAGATGCGGTCTGACATGCTGATACCACCTGACCCGCCCGTACCCCACCGGACGATACCGGGTGCGACAGTTCCCCAGGTCAGAGCATTAGCGGCGCAAGCGACGTGTGCCGCTCCCAACTCATCTACCAGCGGAAACCTCAAGATCGTGGGGCTGAGCTGGGGCAGACTTCAAGATCACATCGCGCGGGCCGCCATCGAGCGTCATCCGGTGCGTTCTCCCAGAAAGCTTGACAGTATGCCGCATCGTGCGGCATACTTGGTCAGGTAAGGGACCCGAACTTGAAGGAGACCCAGATGTCCGCCATGGCCGACCTGTCCACCGCCATCACCGATCTCGCCGAGGGGCACGGCCTGGACTCCAGGCAAGCGGAACTCGTCGCGAGATACGTCGGCAAGCCCATCGCACCCCACCTACACCCCACCTACACCCCGGCCAACCCGATGATCGCCGTGGCGCACCTCGGCTTCGGTCAAACGGATCACATCCGCAAGCTGATGTTCGAGGAGCACTACCAGTCGTTCGGATGGATCCAGGTCGAGGTCCGGCGCTGCACCGACTGCCAGACCGTGCTGCCGATCCTTGCGGGCGGGCCAGCGTTCGAGCAGCCGTGGCGGCTGGATTACTTCCCGCGCTGCTCCCGGCACGCGTTCTGATCGTGGCCGAATTCTGGACCACCACCCAGGCGGCGGAGTACTGCGGCATCACCAGCGCGGCCTTCCGCCGCGAGCGGTCCCGGGACTATCCGCCACCTGAACCAGTGGGCCGGCAGCCGGGGCGCAAGGGGCAGGACCTGTACGACGCCGACGCTGTCCGCGCCTGGCGCGCCAACCGACCGGGCCGGGGCTTCCGGTCAGACCTGAAGGAGATGCAGTGAGCAGTCCGACTAGCGATCCCCGCCAGCCTGCGTACGACGTGGTCTTCGGAGAGATCCGCAAGTGTGGGTCGGCGGCAGCGAGCAACGCCTTCGCCTGGCGCTGTGTCCACACCGCACTGAACGCCGCGAAGGTCGGCGAACCGGTCGACCCTCAGTCCGGACTCGAGATGGTGGATCGGGAGGTCCGCCGCTACAACCCCCTGAGTTGGCCCGTGGTCACAGCGGGCATCGTGTCCTTCGCTGTGGTCGCTCTTGCGGTGGCTGCCGCTGTGGGGTGGTTGGGGTGAGCGTCGATATCGGGTCGATCATCGACCCGGGCGCCGCGGTCACAGCGCTGAAGTCGATGTGGGCGACGCATCCCCCGGAGACGTGGGATCACAAGCCGATGGTCCCGTTGCATGCCACGACGTACGACCAGGAGTCGGATGGGATTAATCCTTACTGGGACATCGTCCGCCAGTTGCCGCTGAGCAACACCGACCTGGGTAGCGGCCATGCAACTCAGGTCGAAGGCTACTGGTCCGGTCCTGGGCAAGACCGGCTCTTCATCTCCCGTCACGAGTTGGTCAAGACCTACGCGTGGGCCATACCGACACCCACTGACATCCAGTGGATCGTCTCGGTGCTCAAGGGCCGGGGCGTGGCGGAGATCGGCGCGGGTACTGGCTACTGGGCGTGGCAGTTCACCCAGGCCGGCGTGGATGTTATCGCGGTCGATGAGTTCGTCGGCGACGACAACACCTTCTGTGGTCCGACCCGCTATCACCTCGTACATAACGGCGGGCCTCGAACGGCTCAGCAACATCCCGACCGGGCTCTGATGCTGTGTTGGCCACCGTACGGGGGGCTCATGGCCGCGCAGTCCCTGGAGCAGTACGCCGGAGATCTGCTCATCTACATCGGCGAGCCGGAAGGCGGCTGTACGGCTGACGACGACTTCTTCCGCCTGCTCGACTCCGACTGGAACCGCATCGGCGCCGCGCCGCAGCACGTGACGTTCTCCGGCATCCACTGCTACGTCGAGGCGTACGGGCGCAAGGGGGTGCGGGCCGATGTCTGATCTCGCACCCGATGAGGTGTTCGACTACTACGGCGAGCCCTGCGGGATCTGGGGCCAGAGCGTGGTGCCAGCGGGTGAGGAGATTGACCCGGTGCCGGCCGTGTACGCCACCGGATCCGAGGTCTCGGTCGGGGACTACCGCCTGAGTATCAACGTGGCCGAGGCGTACGCCGAGCGGATCCTCACTGCCGTGAGATACCAGCGGGCCCTGGACTCAGCGAAGGAGACTCCGGCCGATGTCTGATCTTGCCAAGCGACTCCGAGACATGGCCGGGAAGACGGCCTTCGACGAGGTCCGGAAGTGGCATGTACCGGAGGCGAACCCGGTACGGCGGCGTGGTAGCTCCGATGGGACCGACCGAGAAGGACGTGGGCCGTGCGATCGTCCCCGCCTTGCTCCGCGAGGTCGCCGACCACATCAGCGCCTTCCCGCTCCTCGCCGACGACGAACCCGACGCCGGGTCGTTCGACGACGGGATGCGCACCGCCTACGCCCAGTTCGTGAACACCTTCCGGGTGTGGGCGCAGGAGATCGAGGAAATGCCCAATGTCCGCTGATCTCGCGCAGAGGCTAGTGGAGGCAGCCACCCACGAGATCGTCAACGCGCCACACGACGATCACGACGTGCCGGACTACGAGGTGGCCGGTCGTGCTGCCGCGGTCGCCGTACTGCGGGAGTTGGCCCTAGCAGGCCTGCTGATCGCGCACGACGTGTCAGACTTCCCGAAGGCGTGCCGCGCGTTGGCCGACTCGATTGAGAAGGGAGAGACGGCATGAGCACCGAGGACTGCGTGTTCTGCCGCATCGCCGCAGGCGACGCTCCAGCCACGATCGTGCGGGCCTGGCCGGACGCCCTCGCGATCGTGCCACTCGGACCGGTCACACCAGGCCACATCCTGGTCATCCCGAAGGCGCATGTAGCGGAGTCCACAGAAGGCGGGACGTCATGAGCACCTGCACATCGCACTGGAACGCCACAAAACACCGCACCTGCATCGGGGCTCTGGCGGCTGGCTGGATCAACGCGCCGGACTTGTGCCCGAACTGCACGCTGCGCTTCATGGCCGCCCTGGACGCTGTCGAGCCGGACCTGGATTGGCATGACGCCTACCGGCAGCGGGCGGAGTCCGGGGAGGTGTCGGCGTCATGAGCACCGAACTCGCCGAGATGCTCGACAACCTGTCGTTCGCGCTGAAGAACGGCCGGACCGCCATGGCGCTCAACGCCATCGGCGACATCGCCCCACGGCTGGACCCTCTCCGGGAACAACTGCGGTCCGAACTCCGTACCGAACACGCAGCGCGTATCGCTGCCGTAACAACTGGTACCGGCGCTTCCCATGACTGGGACGTAGCCGACGAAGTTCGCTGTCGGCGCTGCCACATCAGCGTACTGGGACCGCACGTCATCGAACGCGGTCAACTGCCAGCCTGCTCGGACACGCCGCCTTGCTCACTTGACGCACACCTCGTCGGCGCCACCGTCGGGGGGTCGGCTGGGTATGGCCGCTGCATCTACTGCGACACAACGTTCCCCGCCACGAACCTCGTAGTGTCCGGGGAGGTGCCGGTCCAGTGAGCGGCGCCGAAGCGGTGGGGATCCTCGTCTGCCAGATCATCATCGGTGTTGTGGGGCTCTATGGAGCATGCTGGTGGGTCTCCGCCTTCCTTGGGTGGAGGGTTTGGAAACGAGAACAGCGAGAGAGGGAAAGAGGACCAGTCCAGTGAGCGGCGCCCTCGTGTGGGAGTTCGACGTGGCGGTATCCACCCACGACCTCGTCAAGGCCGGGGTTCTGGTAGCCGATTGGCGTGAGGTGTCCATCTGCTCGGACAGCTACGCCGATGCCAGCCTGGGGGCGCTCCAGATGGCAGCTGCTGATGGTGCGATGCCAACCGACATCCTGTGGAGGTACTGATGGACCCCGTGCGACAACCCACGGACGAGGAATGCAGCGCCAACGCTGAGGTTCTTCACGGCAGGAAGGTCGGCTACGCCTGCTGGTATCCGCAGACTGGCGGCTATGCCGGGAAGGCCCTCGCCGTGCCCGACGATGACGGTCATGTCGACGTCTACGTCTGGCATGACGGGCAGTTCCCGTTCGACGGCCATTGCCAGAACTGCCGCGACGGGAGGCAGCCGGTCGAGATCCACCACTGCGATGGTGGCCAGTTCATCCAGTTCGGGGAGTTCATCAACGCGATCGGCGGGAAGGTATGACCACAACCAAGACCATGGCGGTCTACATCAACAACGGCCCGGCGATGGTTGGCACGCTCAGCGAGGAGCAGGAGCGGATCCCCGTCTCCTCGAACCTCCCGGAGCCGGACCTGCGCTGGGAGCACACCGACAGCCACGGCCACTTCCACGCCCATTCCGACGACAAGGACGACCGGTATCCGACGCTGGAGCGGCACGTCGAGCGCGCCGAGTGTGACGGCTCCTGCGGTGGGGTGTGCGAAGGCGAGGGCTACCACACCGTTCGGTACACCTGCCGGATCTGCGACGAGGAGATCAAGCCGGGGTCCATCCCCGGCCCGCACCACCACACCATCCCCGGCATGCGGTCGTGGACCGTTCAGGTGGCGGGCCCCGTCTCGCCATTCGAGAAGGTTTCCGTGCGGGTCGAGGCTGGGGACACGGTCTACTTTGGGATCGCTGAGGGCACCTCGCGCTCGGCGACGTCCTGGGGCTCGGACGAAACCACCTACGTCTCGGACTTGGTGGGCATCGGTCCCTTGGGGAGGCGGAAGGCATGAGCGACTGCACCACCACCGACCTCAACGGCACACGGGTGACCGCCCACTCCCACTATCGGGGTATCTGTCACGCGTACCCAGGCCCGGACGGCGAGATCATGATCGACGGGCACGCCCTTTCGTCACCGTTAGAGTCCTGGCTCCGGGACCATCGCCGTGAGGCGGTTGTAGATCCGGAGGAGGAGTACCGGCCGCCGTGTCCCACTTGCGGGACTCCAGTGGACATCGACTGGTGCGAGATCACCGCGTTCGGTCAGTCACAGCGGCAGTTCATCGCCGGCCGGGTCGAATGCCCGAGGAACCGGCGGCACGACATCAGGGCGGCCTATGAGGAGCTGAACTGGCCGACCGGGCTCACGGACGACGACCGAGTCTGGCTTCGGCGACAGGCGCGCTTGGCCAAAGAGTCAGCCTGACTAGCTGGTGACGAGTTCGTCACGACGGTAACGCTCCCGCAGTAGCGGAGCGACCCCTTCACGTCATCCACGTATGCACCGGTAGGAGCCAACCCATGTCACAGCAACCCCAGTGGCAGCCCACCGCGCCACCTCCCTACCAGCCACCACCACCACGGCGCAGACGCCGGGTCTGGCCCTGGGTTCTACTCGGCGTTGTCGTCCTGTTCTTCGGCGGCTGCGTCGCCATCGCCAACAACGTCGGCAACGAGATCAAGGAACAGTCCCGACCAGTGATGGTCACCTACGAGATCACCAGCATCGGTGTGGTCACGGCTGGGAACATCACCTACACCAAGGATGTCAACCTCGGCATGGAGCAGGTCGGCGACGCAAAGCTACCCTGGAAGAAGGACGTCCAGTTCGGCGAGGGGTTCTTCAAACCGCTCTCGATCTCAGCGCAAGCCGGGAACGGTACCGGGACCATCACCTGCCGCATCCTCGTGGACGGTGTTGAGGTGGCCAAGTCCACCAGCCAAGGGCAGTTCGTGATCGCCAGCTGCTCAGGCGACGTACCGAAGCGCTGAGATACGCAACCGGCCCCTCGGTATCACAACCGAGGGGCCGGTGCTAGTTGAGTAGCGCTCAGCGGTCGAACTGCCCCGCCTTAACTGCCGGCAGCAGTGCGCCGAGGTCCGCTCGCAGAGTCGGGCCGGTCGGGTTCTTGCTGTCCCTCACCGCGCCGATGCTGGCCACTTCCACGCAGTTGCCGCCGTCGCCCCCGCTGGCGCTGCTCTTGCGCCAGGCCACGTATGGTCCATCCATGATCCTCATCCCTTCCTGTTTAGCCCAGGTCATGCGTCTACCAGGCTAACCATGAAGGCTGCGCTCTCGTCGGGCGAGAGGGCGAGCCTGGTCAGCGCATCGAAGGTGCCGGTGTACCGAGCGAGGTCTGTCGGTCGCTCGAGGTAGGTCGCACCCTCATCGTGCTCGAGGTAGACAAAGTTCGGTGCCGGCTCATCTGGCAAGGTCAGCAGCGAGAACGCGTTCTTCATTCCGGGGTGCGGGCCGACGCTGAAGGGCAAGACCTGCAGGGTGATGAAGCTGCGCCGAGACATCTCCGCGAGGTACTCGACCTGCTCGCGCATGTCACCGACAGGCCGACGCAATACCGCTTCGTTCAGCACGAACCGCAAGACAGGCGGCCTGGCTTCGAGGCGCTTCTGCCGCTCCTGTCGGAAGGCCACGAGCTTAGCGATCCCGGCGTCCTCGTTGCCGTCGTCGCTGCGGTAGGCGGCCCTGATTGCCCGGACGTAGCCAGGCACCTGCAGCAGACCCGGCACGAGTTCGGACTCGTAGGCGCGGATCTCCTTGGCGTCGGTCTCGAAGCCGATGTAGGTTTCGAACCAGTTGGGCATGGTGTCGCTGTAGCTGACCCACCAGCCGCGTTCGTTGCTCTCTTCAGCCTGCCGAATAAGCATGTCGACCAGAGGTGCGCCGATCTCGTAGAGCTGACAGAGGAACCGTACGTTCCTGGGCAAGATCGCGAAGCGGCCGTTCTCGATCCTGCCGATGGTCTGCCGCCTGACGCCGAGGTAGTCGGCTGCCTCGTCCTGCGTCTTACCTGCCGACTCGCGCAAGCCGCGAAGCTGCTTGCCGAGGCGCCACCTGCGGACCAGTGAGCCAGGGCTCAGGTCATCGCTGTCATCCATGGCGGATAGTGTGCCGTACTCGCCGCCACGTACGTACGCGGTTCCCTCAATCGGGGTATTCCCTTCGCGTACGTACGTGGCGTACGGTCATCATGCCGGCATTGCCGGTGGCCTGCGTCGCCTCTCCTTTCCTGTAGCCCAGGTCTGGCGAGGCGACGACAGGTCCAGCAACAGTCGGACCGGCACATTGCGAGAGCCCATGGACCCGCGATCAGGTACTGAGCTTCCGTCGCGAAGCACGGCGATGCACGTGCAGACGGCCATGAAGATGCCATTCTGTGACACTCTGTCTGTACATTGGGCAACCCGGTCGTTCTCCACAGGTGCTGGCCCCAACCTAGGCGGCGAGCGCGATGTCTGACGGCCAGATGGAATGGGTCATCCCCGTAGTCGCGGTCGTCGGCACGACACAACTCAAGCTGAGAGTCATCGTCGAGGACGGGGACGTTGTGGTGGTGGGGCCACAGAGCCCCTACATCGTTCCGCCCAGCTCCATCGAGGTGTACGTCGACGCCCTCCAAGCGGCGGATGACGTTGCCCGTGGCATGGGCAGGCTGCTGTGACCCAGTCTCCGGATCGTCGCCGCGCTGAGGTCTCCCCCAGTGCTCGCGCGACGGCGGTCCGGGCTACTCCCTCAACGGATGCGGCGCGACGCGACCCGCCTGCATCCGTTGAGGCCCACGGCATGGGGCTGCTCGAGGCGTTCCGGGCCGGCCGGGTGCTCGCCGCTGGTCGGTGCCTGCATCAGCCGCCAGCGCCGGAGCCGAGCGTTTGGGAGTGCTGCGGGGAATGCCCGCCCGTCACGCTGATCCTGGGGGCTTCGCCAGCCGATTTGGCGCAGCACAAGGCCGATCATTACGGACGCTGTCATGCCCGTTGACGACCGGGCTGTTGAGGACCGGCTGTTCTCCGGTCCGGTCACGGCCGACAGGCGACCTGCTGACCCTTCGCCTGTCGGCCCCCAAGCCTCGGTGGGTGCGGGGGTGATGGCCAATTCGTCCGCACCCACCGGGCCCACACGGCAGCAGCAATGAATGATGCGATGAGCCCCCAGCGGGAGGCCGCCGTCGAGTTGCTGTCGAAGCTCGGCCAGTGGCTGCCCGAGTTCTGTCGTCGCGCCGTCCTGGGCGAGGCGTCAGAGCAGGACTGGGATGCCGTGATCAAAGCACTGTCCGAGGCGTTGACGGCCTGCTGCGCCGACGTGCATGTGGTGATTGAAACCGACCGCGAGGAGTCATGATGTGCTACTGCCCGGACTGTCGTTGCTGGCCTTGCAAGTGCCGTCGCCGCTCGTGATCTCGCTGGGGATCATCTCCATCGCCGCCGCTATCACCGTGGGTGTGGTGCTGTACAGGTTGGGGCGGGTGGATGGGAGATGATGGGCAGCGTGAGCAGTGACGACCTGACCAAGTGGCTGCTGGAGCAGATCGCCGAGGACGAGCGTGCCGCAGGCGTGCTCCCGGCCGATGGCTACCCCAAGCACGACGGTCGGGTACTCAGCGTTGAGGGCACGATGGATGTTCCGTGGCCGGACCGCTGGAACCCGTCCCGCGTGCTGGCCGAGTGCGATGCCAAACGGCGGATCATCATCTACCACGACGTGATCCTGGTCTGGCCGAGCGGCACTACCGGTGCGAAGTACTACACCGGGTCTGTTCGCCGGTGCGCGTCATGCGAGGACGTCAAGGTGCTGCCGTGCCCTACCCTGCGCTACCTGGCTCTCCCCTACGCCGACCGCCCTGGTTACCGGGATGAGTGGCGGCCATCCTGACAGCCGCCTGGAACTCCCGCATCAACTTCTCCACCTGCTGCCGCACTGTCCATGCCCACTGGATGTCCACCACCATCCCCCGTCGCAATCCTTGCCGTTTGGGGAAGAAAGCCCGACCCGCCATCCAGGTGTCCACGGTGAGCAGTTCGCTGGACCCGAGCGCCCTGCCCGCGTCCCCGTTGTCTAGGTAGCAGGGGCTGACCGGCTCTCCGGTGACGGTGCAGTGGAGGTAGGCGGGCATGGGGACAGTGTCATCCAGGCGGGACGAGAAGCAAAGGCCCCCCACCAAAGGGGGGCCTCGCACCCAGCCACCGAGGCGACTGGGGGAACCGGGCTTCCCGGACCGTGGCCGGGGGAGCGGAAGCTGCCTACACCGTGCATCAGCAGGGTTCAGCTGCTAGGGCCGATTATAGCGGACAGGTACGACAAAGAGGCCCTACCCGCTCTATCCACGCGAAGGGGAGCGCGGAGAGCAGGTAGGGCCGTTGCCCGCCAGCCGGGGTGAGGGCGGAAGGCGGGCGATCAGGGAGTGCAGGGCTCGTTAGCCCTGACCGTGCCGGTGATGTTGTAGTTGGAGTCCACGGTCACCCAGTCGTTGCCGGAACCCCAGTCCAGGTTGCCGCACGTGTTGTTGGTGGTCACCGCGTCGAACGCCCAACTGCCGTTGACGAACTTGTTGCCCGCGATCACCCACTTCGGGGTGCTTGGGCTCGGCGCGGTGTAGTTCTCCAAATACATCGAGTACGCCCCGCCAGCCACCAAGTTGTTGGTGACACGGACGTTCGTCACGTGCAGTGCCTCGGCCAGATCGATCGGTGCCGTCGCCGAGGAAGCCGAGCGCTGGTCAAAGGTGTTGTGGTCCAGCGTGATGTTCGGGTACGACGCATTGATGTCACAGCAGGTTTCGAACCCATCCGCATGCGCCGAGGAATCCGGGCTGCACGTGGTCGAGAAGGTGTCCCGGATGGTCAGGTTCCCGGAGTCGGTGGAGAACCCGTTGTCCATGTTCCGCGAGCGCACGCGAAGGGCGGTGTAGTTGTTGCCCCACACCGTGACACCCCACGCGCAGCCGAAGGCCGGACCCACAGTGGAGTCCGTCAGGGTGTAGCTCGAGTTCGGCGCTCGGAAGTTCTGTACCCCGCCGTCGATCTGCGATCGGGTGATGGTCACGTTCTGGGCGGCGATCTCCAGTACACCGGTGATGTGCCAGGCATCGATCGAGGTGCCATTCTGGGTGACCATCCAGTTCCCGTTGACCGTCTGCGCGAACACCGTTCCAGCCGGGACGCCAGTGTTGCTGACGTTTGGGTAGCCACCCGGCGCCGGGGGTGTAGTGGTGGTTGTCGTGGTCGTGGGAACTGCGGTCGTCGTTGTGGTGGTTGTGGTCGGCGGGACCGTGGTTGTCGTCGGAGGCGGCGAACTGGGTGGGTAGGCGACGTAGCTGAACCAGATCGTCCCGCTCGTCTTCGGGGTGTTCTGGTTGTACATCGCCCGCAGTTCGAAGCTCGTCGCGGTCCACGAATCCCGGACGGTGTTGAGCGTGAACCCGTTGAAGGAGTCCGGGGTGTTCGCCGTCAGGAGGATGGCGTCCGGGACCACGCCGAGCCGGTGTGGCACCGTGCAACGGCCGGCCGAGTTCAGGTTGCACTGGGTGTGACCGTAGTCCGGCTGGCCCGGTGCTGGAGCGTCCGCTCCGGCCGGGGCGAAGATGACGACGAGGGACACGGCGACGATCGCAGCCATTGCGGCGGCGGTCGTGAGTACGCGACGACGGGACATGTCGGGCCTCTCTTGTGGACTCGGGGCCGCGACATCCCCGGAGATGAGATGGGGGTGGATTCAGCCGGTGTAGGTCGGCGCCTTCGCTGAGCCGAGCAGCGCGCGGGTCAGCCAGTCGGGGAGCTTCGGCTCGACCCAGCGGACAAAGCCGTACACCACGGCCAGCGCAACTAGGTCCACCACCTTGCCCCGCACGTCGTCCGAGGACAGCCACGCCACCGCAGCGTCCGGCAGGCCGACCTTGGCCAGCCACAGCACGACAATGGACCAGGCGCCGGGCATCACAGTGCGCACGACGGAACGCAGCCAATCGGTCATTTTCATCTACTCCTGTCCAGCGTCGGCAAACACCCGACGTACGGATGCCTCGACGTCTTCCTTGGTGATGCCGGCCGGGAGGCCAGCCCTAAGCCCGGCGACAATCGCGTCGATGTGCTCCGCCCCAACCACCACTGCGGTGTCCTGGTCGGCGGCCACAATCTCGCGCATCGCGGCAATCACATCGGTCTCGGTCTGCGCCAGTGCGCCGGCGATCGCCTGGACCTGAACGAGCGTCCGGTCGATGTTGTAGCTCGACCACCGCAGGTAGTCGCTGGCCTGGACCGGCTTACCGTCGCCGGGCCTCGGGAATGTGTCGGTCCAAGCCACGTCGTCCTCCTGTAGTCCGGCGAGCACACGGGCACGCGGGATGATTTCGTTGATGAGCTGAGCGATCCGGCGATCTCCGGGGCAGTTGCCGGTGACGACTACCTTTCCGCGTTGGCGGATAATCAGCGTCCCGTTCACGGTTGTCAGGCACGCAACCTCTGTCACCCGCGATGCGACGGGGCTCGACAAGCGACGGTCATGCTTGCGAGCAAGGACCCAGCGCAGGCCATTCGCCGTATCCCAGGAGGTTGTGGACTTACCGTTCAGCACACCGACCGCCTGAAGCACATCCATGCTCTGGTGGTCAGTCGAAAAGACGAGTGTCTTGCCGCTTGTGACATCGCCGTCAGCTACTGCGGCTTCCTCCCACAGTGCCTCAGCCTGTTCGCTGGACATTGCGACCATGTCCCACGTGAACGACTTGTCCGGCAGAAGTCGGATGATCTTTTCCCGGGCCTCGTCGCCATATACGCGTATCGTCGTAGTGCCGTCCTTGCGTACGCCGACCTTGTGCGCAATTCCCAACCGTCCAAGGACTTCCCTCAGCCGGACAATCTTGCGCAGCTTGCTTAGGTGCCACTCGACACCGATCACCGTGGGTGTGCTTGTCCTCGTCTCACGCATGATGTGTCCATCGGCTTGGAACCACGCCATGAGGCGCACCTGGTCAGTCGAGATCGGCAGACCCTCCGCGCGCTGCTGCACGTGGTTCACCACCGTCATGTCCGAGCGGAGGTCGGTCGCCGGGACTCTCTTCCACCCGTGCTCGCGGAGCACTTGGTGGATCTCGCCGCGTCGCGTGCCGTGGCCAGCGTGGTTGCGAACTCCGCGCAGGGAACCGCTGTAGCCGCATGAACAGCGTACGGTCGAGATGCACTGGACGACCCACTCATGATCAGGGGTTGACTCGAAGCCGCCAACCGTGACCACTTCAGTCACATACGGCTCGACGACGGCTGCATGGTCAAAGGTCACGGCATTGGAGTCCGGAGACCAAGACGCCACCCGGTCGTCGTTGCGGACGTCCAGTAATGGTAACCAGCCGCGCTCGGTGAGAACCTCAGTCGTATCTGTAGGCAAACAGACCTTTCCGAACGAGCTGGACCACTTCTCGCCGCCGGACACTCGGCCGCCGTAGGGTCCGGTGAAGTTCCCGTCAATCCCCTGCCGGTGATAGGCGATCCCGCGACGACCCGCCTTGCTGTCCGGCACCAGTTCCAGCGGGATGCCGTGGGTCTGGTGGCACCACACGAAGATCCGGGCGATCGACTCGGCTTGCTGGGCGGTGAACCGGGGGACGTTGCTGCCGGACCAGGATCCGTACGCGGGACCGAAGTCCTCGTTCTCGATGGCGATGATGTGCCAGTTGCCGTCAAGATTCGCCGCCGAACGGGCATTGGTGTCACGTGCTTGAACGATCTTGCCGCTCGCGCCAGTCGTGAAGTGAGCGGCGTTGCCGCTGCCCTGAAAGCCTACGATCGTGTGCGCGCAGACTATGTCCCACTGGGACATGGCGCCGTTGGTGTTGACCCCCAGGAACTCGACCCCGGGCATGCGTGCCATTACGCAGCGCCTTGCAGCTCGCGCGCGATGGCGACGATGGTCGTCCCGTATGTCGGGCTGGTGTTCCACGCGCCGTTGCCGAACTGTTCCCAGTTCTCCAGTTTGTAGCCTTTCGACTCGACGAACCGGCGCCGCGGGTTGAGTTCCATATAGTCCGCCAGGTGCTTGAACCAGCCGGCGTACAGGCAAACGTGCTGGGCGTACACCCGGGCGCCGTGTTCCCAACTCACGAAGCTGTAGTGCGCCAGCGTATTCGTATCGACATCGGTAATGCCCGGGACCAACTTCGGGTCGTTCACCTTGATACCAGCCGGGTTGTGCTGGCTCGCCTTGACCGCCCGGGTGAAGGTGCCCCAGGCGGTTTCATGCCCGGACTGGGCGATCAATGGCACCGGGTCGAGGTCGTGAGCTTCCGCCGCGAACCAGATGGCATTGAACATGTCGTCCAGGAACAGGCGGTTAACGCCTGGTCTCAGTGCGACCTGGTCATGCACCTTGTGTGCCAGCGCGGACGCTGGGCCGATGATTCTCATATCTCACCCCTATTGAACTGTTATCAACACACATCTCTTGGTGGTGCGGGGTACGGGTGCTCCGCCTGGGTCTTCTTCGCCGCGGACCGCTTGGCCACATACGCGTCGAACGCTTGTCGCATCTGTTCACGGCCTTCCGCCGAGGGGGCGACCCGGGCGAGGGTGAAGAAGAACTCGTCGAGGGCGTCCTGCGCCTCAGCGGATGCCTTCGACCGCTCTTCAATCGCGTCGGCGAACCCGTTGCTGTAGGCCTGGGTGCAGAGGGTCAGCCGCTCTGTCGCCTCGCTCTGCACGTAGCCCTGCACGGCGGTGAAGATCCCCAACACCACTACGACGGCACCAATGACGTGCATCGGCGTGACCCTGCGGCGTAGCGGAACACGGGCGGGCTCGGGCATATCGTCCCCCTCTTGAACAGCTTCAGCGATCACCTGTACGGCGACCGTCGAGCGGCCCATGAAGAACCCGACGAGCGCACCGGCGATGGTCCACGGCAGGGACTGAAGGATGTAGGTCCACGAAGTCACGACTGACCACCTCGGTCACCATCGTTTCTCTCAGGCGGACGCTCGGGGTCTAGGAGGCGCGCCAATTTGCGTCGAGCGGACTTGGACGGCGGGTGATCACGTCGCCCAAGGGCGAACACCGCACCCACGACAATCGCGAAGATCGCGTTCAGTGCGGGGTCGCTGCGACCCGGATACAGGAACCCCACGACAACGTTCGTCGCCCACAGGGTACTGATCAGAATCGCCAGCGCGATCACGAGCGGGCGAGGAATCACACGGCCCTCCCAAACTGGTTAGCAGTCCGGTCTCCCCACCGTCGCGATTTGGATGTCAAAGCAGGGCCACCCAGAAGAACCTGTCTCGCTTGGACCACGAGCCGTCCAGCAGGTTCAACGTGGTCGGCATCGACGCAGTCTTGAACCCGCACGTCATAGCCCCGGCGGTGTCTGGGTTGATGAGGTTGCCGATCCCACCGGTAGCGGTACACGAAGCGCACCCGAGTATTGGTGCCGTCGTGGTTCCCGATGCCGTCACGACAACGGCGACAGTCTCACCCGCCCGTAGAGTGAACGGGGTGAACGTACCCTCCTTCACAGTGTTCACACCGGTTGTGAGACTAAGCCCAGTTGGATCAATAAAGTCCTTCAGTTGATCCTGCCGGTACCCTCGGAAGATTCGCAGAGAAGCTGACCCGGCGACCTGGGCTGTAGTGGGAAACACTCGAACCTTCGATACCAACTGATCGATCAGTGAATGGATGCGCACGAAGTAAAGGATTCCGTTGTTGATCGGCGCGTCACCATTCATGTTGATTCTCTGGTGAGACGAGATCTTGTCCCCATACAGGAGATAATCGTCGGTTACGGTAGGGACCGACGGACCGCCCCACTGGCGGGCATCTGTTACCTGACTGGCATCTATCGACGCATCACCTGAAGGGATACTCACTACAGCCAGCGGGATTTCCCACAGTGACGAGCTGCGCGTCACCGACGGCACCAACGGTGTGGCCGCAGCGGTGCCGGTCAACACATCCAACTCAATGACGTCGTTGACGAAATGCGCTCGAGCTACCACAAGATCCAAACGAGGCTGCCCGCTGGAATTGCTCGCGATCGCAAGCGTTTTCTCTGCCGAGAGAGTACCGCCATGCCCCTCGATCCAGACATCTCCAGTCTTAACCTTGACCTGCAAGCCGGTGCTGTCCCCATACACCAACATCTCGTTGTTGATATTGCGCATCACACCAGACACTGAGATGCGGCGCATGAAAGCACGCCACTGATCCTCCGTGGCATTGGCCCCAGAGCCGGTGTTAAACGGGCCGTAGGTGTCGAAGGCGGTAGCCACACCATCTCCTTACGAGGCCCGCAGAAACCCAGGGCTTGTCAGCCCCTGGATCGGCTGGTCGGTGCCATCAGTGGTAAATGAGCAGTCATGGAAGCTCAGCGGGATGATATTCGCGTCGGTACCAGCCCCAGTGTCCCCGTCGTAGCAGACGAGAAGTTTGGCGATCGTGTTGTTAGTGGCCCCGCCCGCGCTGGTGTAAGTGAAGTTGTCCGCGGTGACGTCAACGCGGTTGTTGGTGTTGTCCACAGTGACCGCGACAGTTGCCAAAGTCTTACGGGTGTAGCTGGTGAAGTCAGCCTCGTCATTACTCGCCGCGAGGATGTCGGAGAGTGTGGCGTAGTCCATCAGCGTGCCATCGCTCTCGAGCCCGCCGCTCTTGAGCAAGACGACGATCAACGCGTCAGCGGATGCCGGGAGTCCTGCGTAGTAGGCGAACTTGCCTCTGGCGATGTTGAACAGCCCAGCACTCATCGGTTCCCCCTCATCCCTTCGGGACCTGCGCGACCAGGTTCCAATTGGAACCGACGTAGAAGTTCAGCTCGTCATCCGTCGAGTCCACAGTGATCCCCGCGGTGGCGGCCACAACCCAAGCGAACGTGGGAGCCCACGCGTCGGGAGCGCGCACCACCTCAACCGCTAGCAAGTAGCGAGCCTTTTCCGCCGATGTGGGCGGATCAATGTTCGCGAAGTAGGCCTCGCCGACGAGGCCCGCGTAGTACACGATTGATGCGGTGATCCGGGCGATCCACGCTGAGTTCACCGCAAGATCGGCGATGTCCAAATTCCTGGCCCGCCCAATGGCGAATGCTGTACCTGTTTCCACCGCCATATCGATCGTCACGGCACCGGCCACGAGTTCACCGCCTCTCCAGGTTGATCACGCGGTTCCGGAGTTGCCGGATAGTCCGGAATAGACGGAAGATCTCCTGCCGACCAGGGGTGCCAACCTTGGGCGCCACGTTCACGCCATCAGGTGTTAGGTCGATCGAGACTTCCCGTACCACCTCCCGAATCTGCCCGTCAGGCGAGTCCTCCACCTGGACCGTGACCATGTCGCCGAGGTTGTAGTGCGTGAGGTAGGCGATCTGCGGAGTGTCGATCGGGTTGATTGACAGGCTCACCCGTTCCTGGCTCTGCGCCAGCGCTTCGGTAGCGGCCTGCGCCATCTCCGTACTGGACGAGGTGTCGCGCCGGTCAACCAGCTCCCCTTCGAGGCGGCCCCACGCGGCGATCGACTCCGAATCGGGTTGTTCCTTGAATACCCGAGCAGTGCCTTCCCCGCCTCCACCGACATAGCAGTAGTTATAGTCCGGTGCGTCCAGCGAGTAGTCATAGGCCGCGAGGTTCCCCAGCTCCAGGGAGAATTTCACCGATCCCGTCTTGTCGGCGACCGCGTAGGTCTGGAACTGCAACGTTTGCCCGGACTGGACGAGACGGAACCCGATACCACCCGTGGTGGCTAGTTCCTGCATCATCGTGAGCAGCAGTTGCCACCGAGCCCTGCCGGTAACCGTGGCGCCGACGCCCGGATCGGCGCCCATCACGAGCCCCGACTTGCGACGCACCGAGACCGCACCGGGACCCAGGTTCACGTTGACATATTGGGTTAGGACGGTGGAGCACACACCGGTCCGCACGTCGTAGTCCTGAGCGACATACGGTGGGACCGACTCGGCCGGCGAGGGAGAAGCCAGCCGTTTCCGCAGCCAGTAACTGTCATCCTCACCGGACAAGGTCAGCTGCTGCGAGTTGTCGGACACCTGCCTGCGCCGCGCCAGCACCGGCCCGGACAGCACCGTCACGCCATCGCGAACCGCGACAATCCCCCAACCGGGACGCACAAGTCCGGCCGCCTGCGCGGCCCGCGCATCCAGATCCATCGTCCACGTGCCGCAGTCATTGTACTTCGGGGTCAGGTTGAGCTTGTCGTAGTCGTCGACCTCGCCCTGCAACTGAAGCTTCTCGTCGCGCGAGTAAACAATCCACGCGAAACTCACGGCGACAGATACCTTGGCTTGTAGGAAGAAGTAAGCGCGGAAGATCCAGCGGACGCGCCAGACATCTCGAGGTGGACCGAGTTCACGCCTCGCTGCAGAGACCACAGCGATGATGCGGCCGTGATGTATGGGAATAGGTTCGTCCCGTCATCGCGGGTGATCGTCTTGAACCCTGGCCTGGTATCGATCGTGACGCTCTCACCAGCCGCGAGAACCAGAGTCGACAGGTCGATCATCTTTCCTGTGGTGATGTTCCGCAGTCGAATAACCGAGCCTGGACCAGTGAGTGTCCACACCGGCCACGTCTCAACATCACCCGTGTTGTTGAGCGTGGTGTCGACGACAATCTGTGAGGCGGACAGCCTGATGGGGAAGATCGGAAAGAACGTCGGTGTCTCACCGATGGTATGAGGGGTGACGATCGACGAAACCGCATACCAGTAGGGATCCCAGCATCTGAAGGTGATCGGGGCGCGTTGGGTCTGCGGCCCAGACACCTCCGGCTTCTCATCCAGTCCCAGCCCACCCGAATAGGCGCAGGTGATCTCCCGCTGATCACCGACCGGCGAGGTGACTCTGACGGTGCCGAGACCGCGAACTGGATCCATGGACGCCACGAGGTTCCGCTCCGCTGTCCTCAAGGCGGCCTCCGATGCCGCATCAATCCAGATCGGCAGCGAGAACTCCCTGATGTCGTGGCGCACAGACCGGAGACGACCACCCGGCTGGCCGGGGACTGCCGTCTCGTCGAACACGGGTCGGGGCATGAACCTATCGGCGGCGTCCCAATCCACATCTAGTGTCGTTGATGTGCCGTCGGGGTCGGTCCAGACGCAGGTCTCGGTCACAGCGAGCCTGCCGCTAATTCCAGCTTCCTGAACTGCTCCGTCAGATCAATTTCCGTGTTGGTGGCGTAGACCGTCAGGTGGTAGTGCTTCTCGACCTTGCCGCCCGCTTTCGCCAGGTTCACAAAGGCTGCGGACTGCTCCGGATTCAGCACCGCTTCCGGTCGGCCGGTTTGGTTCGTGCCACCCGGTATCAACCAGCCGCCCTGGTCGTACCCGCCTGGCTTGTCCATCGCGTATTTGAGAGACGGGTAGCGGTGGATGGCGTAATTGAGGCCCGCATAGATGTTCGCCAGCGGGTCATATATGCCGCGCCCAAGGAACGGACCTGCCCACCGGTTGAACGTCGGCTGAATAGTCTGCATCAACCCGATAGAGGGGGTACCGCGCTTGGCATTCGAATCCCACAAGTTGATAGCCGCGGGATTACCGCCTGATTCCTGATTCATGCGGCGTAGCACGTTCGACAGCAAACCCGCTGGCTGCCCTAGCATCGCTAACACCTGCAGAACTAATCCGGACCAGCGCTCCACGCCGGGCCCACCAGAGCCGGATACGTTCACCGCTGACGCGAACGCGGGAATCTTGGTCTTAGATGCATCAACCGGGAACGGCCAATTCACATAGCCGCCGTCGGCGAAGCGAGGAGCGAACACGTCCCTGGGTATACGTCGCTGATTCAATGCGTTCATCACGCCAACGCCGTAGTACTCCACGGCTGATGCCCGTTGCATGAACTCGCGATTCGATGCCCAGATGGGGACCATGTCGGAGGTTGGTCCACCCGGGCCGGTGATGAGGCCGCCCGAGGCTTTCTGAGCGGCCGGCTCATTGCCGTACAACCCGTGAGCGGTGCGGATGCTGATGCCCTCAGCAAGCGCCCGCTGCGCGATGTTCAGGGTCTTCAGCTTCTCGTACGCCGCCTCATAGCCCTGGGTTTCGATGATGGTCCGGACGTTCGCAGGAACCTCGCTGTACTTGAGGATGAGCTTGTGGGTCTCGTCCTTCGTTAACCCCAGCTTCTTCGCCTCGGCCTCCAGCGCCCGCACCCGATCATCATGCTTCCTGATTGCTTCTTGTGCAGGAACGCCTGATTCGATGTCCGCTAGCGTCATGTCCCGAATACTCGAGGCGGCGGCCTCGAGCGCGTCCCGGTTGTTGCGGCCCTTCTCGGTGTGGATGTCTAAGGTCGCGCCGTTGGTTTGGATCGACTCAGTGAGCTTATCCAGGGCTCCCTCGTAGCTCTCTTCAAGATCTATCGCGGTGGTCTGCGCCTCGGTCAGGCCCTTGATGACATCGACCAGATGTTGGCCGTCCGTCTTGGTGTCATCGAAGGTGCCGCCCAGGGATTCGACCGCGTCCTTCAGCATCCGGTTTGACGCACTGTTGTCGTCCATCGCCGCTGTTTGGATCCCGAGCATGTCAGCCTCAGTCTTCGTAGCCAAAGCCAACTGCCTGTCCGCCTCCAGTTGCTCATTCTTGCCCCCCGTAACGCTGTCAAGCTTCCCGATCAGCTCAAGGGCGGTCTTGCCCTCCTCGTCGAGTTCCATCCGGTAAGAAGTGGCCGCACCCCTGCCGGCGTTAACCGCGACGACCTGCCTCGTATGCGCCGAGACTATCCCCTGCAGCTTGGCCTTCAGTTGGTCCTGCGCGCCAGCCTGACCCAAGATAGCGTCCGTCACCTGCCACAATTGGATGCCCAGCGGGCCAGCTAGTTTCAACAGGCCCTTGTCTTGGGCTGCCTTCGCCGCCGCATGCCGCACCGACTCGTTCATCACGCCGTTCTGTTCGCGGATCGCATCCGCAACAGACTTACCCGCGTCGGCCAACTCACGCTGCTCTCGTGCGGCCTTCTGTGACGACGACACCCACAGCCCGATGCCCACCGTCACGGCGGCGAGTGCGACGCCCCACGGCCCACCAAGGAATCCCACCAGTCCAGACGCCGCACCCTTCAAACCCGTGAACGCAGCCGCCCCGACGCCACGAGCAGTGGACGCGAAGCCCTCCACGTCACCCTTGGCGGTACGGAACGCGGCACCCATCGCGCCGACCGTGGGCACACGATCCTGCAGCACCTGGATCGACGCTCCGAACCGACCAACCTCACCCTGCGATGCCTGCATCACCGTCTTGACGTCATTGCCGAACGATTTCATCGGACCCGACATCTGCCCGAACTTCGAAGTTACCTTGTCGCCTACCAACGCCCACGCGCCGAGCGCGATAACGCCCGCCTGGACAGGACCCGGCAAGTCAGAGAAGAACTTAACGAGTCCACCACCCACGTGGACAAGGGTCTTCACTACTGGGGTCAGCACACCGCTGACCGTTTCCGCGGTAGCCCCCAGCGCTGGAATCCCCGTCGAGGTTGCCCAGTCCGAAATACCATTGAACGCCGGCATCAGTTTCGTGCCAACGTCCTCGGCCAAGTTGTCCCAAGCCACCTTGAGCTTGCCGCCGGCGTCGGCCGAAGCCGCAGCCATCCCCCCGTATTCGGTTCGCAACTCAGCCAGGATAACCTTCTGGGCGCCAAGTGTATCGCCCTTGGCGACCAGCGCCCGGATCTCTTCCTTTTGCTCAGCTGTAAATGACACGCCCACCTTGGCGAGCGCGGTCATACCCTTCACCGGGTCCTGAAGCGCCTTGCCGATTCTGGTGATTGAACCCTGCAAGTCATTACCGGCCAGCGCACTATCCCCCAGTGCTGCGGTCATATCAAGCGCAAGTTGTGCGGCCTGGTCGAAGATGTCGTTTCCTTCGCCCATCTTGTTAGCGACCTTTGTGAAGGTCAACAAGACGTTCGCGCCATGGGCGATCAGTTCGTCATCCACACCGGACAAGCGAGACATCTTAACCGCAAGATTATCCACATGCTTTGCTGTGACGCCAGCCGCACCACCCGTGGACCTGATCGCCTGCTCTGTTTGGCGGGTCATCTTGGCGGCTTCACGCGCCTCGTCGATGGCGTGCTTAAAGAACGCCGTCGCGCCGAGCGCGGCGCCAGCCTTCGCGATCCCTTCCATGCTGGAAGCGACCCCGACGAACCGTCCGCGCAGCCCGTCCAAGCCCTTATTGATGTTCCCGGTGTCGGCTATGAACCGGACGATCAGATCCTGCTTGCCCACTAGTCACCTCCTTCGGTTTCTAGTTGGCGACGGATCTGCTCGTTACGTTTGGTCAAATCGGCGAATAGTTGATCGAACTCCCACAGTTTTAACCGACGAACCTCGGGGAGGCTCATACGATTATCGGCTGCGACCGCTGCCTGCCGTCTCAGTCGGTCGCTTTTGTAGGGGGGACTTCAGGCGCCTTGAAGAGCACGATCTTTTTGCCAGCCTGTTCCATCGTGAAGTCCGGGTCGTCCTCGCTGCACAAGACAAACGCGATGGTGCGCATGATCTTCCCCTGACGGCGGGTCGGATCGTTGATGACCACGGCGATCGATTCCTCGAGAATGTCTTCAATCTTGTCGATCTGATCGACCGTCAACTCATTGATATCCACCACCATCCGGTTGTCCGTCGGCGGCCTCACCCTTTTACCCGTCACCGAAAACCAGCCTTTCTCGCGGCTTCATTCACCGCCTCGTTGGCCTCACGATAGAACTCGTTCCGTTTCAAAATGGCCGCAGGCCGCATGTATGGCCGCGGTTTCTGCGCCACCCACTCGTCCCTACCGAATACCCGATGTCGACCACCATATTCATTGAGAGCTGAGTACGGCAGTGATGACTTCATCGCTGCACCGGTGCGCACGGCAGTGCTTGGCTTGATAGACCGAGCCAGCCGTCCACTCTTCCGGGGGGCACGGCGCTTCGCCTCCGGAATAACCACACGCGATACGGCCCCACGGAACCTTCGGCGGGTCGCCAACTGCAACTCCGGGGATACCTTCCGAAGATCCCGCATGAACCGCTTCATCTGCGATGTGTCCGCAGCGAACCCCCGGTTAGGCATCAGATTGAGGACGACTCTGTCGACACGATCTTGATTTGGATCGTTGGGTCGACTTCGTTGTTGTATACCTCGTAGTCGGTCGACATTGGCACGATGTCGGGCCCGGATAGCGCCGGAGCCGCGGCCTTCAGTTTGATGGCCGGCATGATGATGGAGAACAGGTAGTTGTTCGCGCCGATCGCCGCGCCGGTCAGGTCCATCTGCAACGCGGTGGTCGTGTTGTTGGAGTACAGGGCATACAGTTCGTCCCGGTTGAATTCGGCACCCAGTGAGCCCGTGTAGGTGGGGATGTCGTTCTCCAACGGCTCAGCCTTGAGTCCCGCGTTGCCGAGACCGAAACGCTCCGTCGCCATCGGGGTAGTGCCAGACACGGAGAAGTTCTTGACGATCGTCGCCACCGTTGTCCCGCCAGCAATCGTGGTTTCGCCGGCCGACGTGCTCGGGGTACCACCTAGTTTCAACGTCGCCTGTGAGAAGTTCCACGCCGACGCGCCGGCCAGGTACGAGGCGGTCGCGAGAGCGGTGGCAGTGGTCTCCGACTTACCGTCGAGAGTCAGCTTCAGCTTCGGGTAGGCGTTGTCCTCGACAGTGAACTCCCAGGAGATCACCTTGCAGCCCGCATACGTGAACGCCCGCACCGTTCCGGACGGCTCGGGGCGTCCCACCTGGACCGTCATGCCCAGGCCCTTGTAGTCGCCCGGGACGTGGACCTGCTTGTACGCCGAGCCAGCGATGAGGGTGGTGGTGGTGATCGTGGATCCCAGCATGTGCTTCACGAGGAGCCCCATGCCCAAGGTCACCAGGTCCAACTCGACATCACCGGACACCCACGTGCGGGATTGGACGATGCGGGAAACCCGCTTCGCCTTGGTCCCCACCCGAAGACCGGCTGGCTCGAGCCAAGTCACTTCCTTCTTCATTGACTCGTTGTTGATCTCGGGGAACCGCGTAACAGTGACTGCTGTTCCCCAGGTCGTCTCGCTGACGAACCCGACTTGCCCGTCAAGTCCGGTGCCTGTGGCCACTTCAGTTCTCCTTCACCGAGGCGGCCTTCGCCGCCGGCTTGACAAGTTCCCATTGGCTCTTCGGCCAGGCGCGGGCGCTGTCGCCCTCACCCACGATGTAGGCGTCATCAGTTTCACCGGTGACGTCGCCGGCAACCTCGAGATCCGACCCTGCCTCGACCAATTGGCCGCCGAGGTCGGCGCGCTTAATCGCATGCACGTCGGCACCGATGTTGCGAAACTTGGGCACGTTGTTCTCCTACACCTGGGTCTTGACGTGTATCTGAAAGACGACACGGACCTGGTAGCCGATCGGGCTGGGCTCGCAGAACATCGGGCCACCGTTGAACCCGGCGATGAACGCGCGGCTCGCTGGCGGTCCGAGTCCTAGTGATGGGTCGGAGCGCAGTTCGTTCTCTACCGTTGCAGTGAGTGCATAGGCGGTGTCCCGCGCCAGTTTCACGTTCCCGTCGCCCACCGTGACAACAGCCGCGCAGTTGATGTGGAACTTCTCTTCGCGGGTCAGGGCACCGATCCCAATCCACTCTTGATCTGATTCGGCCGCCTGAAAATCCCCATCCGGATCTCCGTCATACCCGATGAACACCGCGTCCGACGGATCGCTGGTGACCAAAGGCCCGTCAATCACTGGAACTCCAGCAGTTTCCAGCAATGAAAACAGTGCGTCGATTGTGGCGGGCACACGTGAGGTGGCCATCAGCCCACCAACGGTCCCGGCGCACCGAGCAACTGCCGCACTCGGCGAGTGATGAACCCAATGTCCGGCTGGAATGTTTCCTCAGTCGTACCGGCCGCCCGCGCCGCGCCTTTTGTGCCGCGCTTGGTGGCCCACAGGTCTTGGATGACCTGCTTCGCGGCGAGCACATACTCGGCTTTGATCACCGCCGCGCCGGCTACGTAGATGCTCTTCAAGTACCCATAAGGGTAAGTACCGGTGATGGCGGAAACGATCCCCGTCGTCGGGTCCACATGGAGGTTTCCCACCGTCCACGTGGTGAGCCCGTCAACGGTGGCCACACTGGTCAGGGAGAGGATCGGGGTCTTCTTCAGGATCAGCGTCTGCCCAAATGGGACTCGGGTGTAGTCGGTGATGTTCTGCCGAACCAGGACGGAGTGGGTCTCGCGTTCGACCACACCGGTAACCGCCTCGATGTAGCCGCGCAACTCCTCATCGTGCGCGGTGGTGGTGATGTTCAGTTGGGCTTTGGCGTCCTCGAGACTGATGATCCCCAGCAGTGGCCCGTGGACCTCGAAGGTCCCGTCGTCCGGGGCGATCGGCCCCGTGGAATCCCACCGGTAGGTGTGCCGGCCGGCCTGTGTGGTGGTGTAGTCATATCGGAAGGTGCCCGTGCCGGTGTTGCTCGGGGTGGGAGCGGTGGTGGTGGCGTCCGGCAGCGTGATCGTCAAGCTGATGGTGCTGGGGTTCGTTGGAACACCGCTGTCGTTCAGCACCGTGTGGGTCAGTCGAACAACCTGACCCACCACGAAGTACTCCACTCACACCACCCCTGCCATCCCTCGTGATGCGATCCCGACTGCTGATTGGCCGCGTGACGCGGTGGTGACCTCTGAACGTCCGTGCCCCTTCGGCGCCCCCACTTGGGCGTCCCACCCGACCACGTTCGCGGCAGCGAGTTCCGCTGAGATCAGCAGGGACACCAGTGCGTCCGCGAACCCTGAACTCGCCGATGCCGCCTCTGCGGCCGCGATAACCAACACGTCCGCGTCAGCGTCCAGAGCTGTTGCGGTGACAGCCGCTTCCGCGATCCGGGACGAGATGAGCGCGGTCAGATCGAGTGCTGTCGCCGTGACGCCGGCAGATTCCGCTGCCACGTTGGTGGCTGCCGTGGCGGACACCGTGGCGTTGTTCGCTGCCGCTGTGATCGAAACGGATTCGCTGGAAAGCAGCACTGCCATGGCCGGGTCGTGCGCCACCGCTCCAGCGAGAGCGTTCTCGGCCGACGCTGTGCCGGGGCTGGATACCGAGACGGTCGCGTCGTTGGCCGTTGCTGTCACCGCAGAGTTTTCAGCCGGGGCGTTGGCCGAACTCGAAGTGCTGACCGTAGCGTCCTGACCCACGCCGGTGACAGGAGCCTCGGTGGTTGTGCTGGCAATCGAGCAGGCCGGATCCGTGGCAGTCGCCGCTACCGCTGCCGCCTCCGCAGTCGCGACGACCGCAGTGGTAATGGATGCATCGATGGCGGCCCCTGCCGCCGCCGAGTTTTCCGCTGTCCCTTGGATACCGACGATCGGGGCTTCAGCTGTCGCAGTTGCTGCGGCACTTTCGGCGATTGCGGAGCTTTGGGAAGCGGTGGAGATAGTGGCGTTGTTTGCTACGCCGGTCATGCCCACCGGCGAGTCAGCGTTCAGTTCGAGACTGACCGACCCACCGGTGGCGTCGAACAAAGCCTCCGCGAGAACGGTGATCGATTCGGCGCCGATCGCGATCCGCCCGGTCGCGTCCTGACTCGCCCCCGTAGCACTGGCGCATTCGGCAGTGACAAGGACGCCCACCACGACGGTCGGATCCTGCGCCGTTGCGGTAGCTGCGGCGTTTTCCGAACTGGCGTTGATGGTCGCGGTCGGGTCGACTGCCGTCGCCGCGATGGCGCCTGCTTCCGCACCTGGTGCCGAGATTAGAGCGGCGTCCTGCGCTATGCCTGTTGCGGCGGCGTTCTCGGCGTTGACTGAGACGGGTGCGCCGCCAGTCGTGACCGTCGCGTCCTGCGCCGCCGCCACAATCGCCACGTTCTCGGCGGGTACCCCGACGCCGACGCTGGGTGTCTCAGCCGTGCCAGCGAGGGCAACGTTTTCCGCGTTGACATCCGTGGCAACAACGGCTGCCGCCAGAACCAACGCCACCTGAGCCCAGTCCCGGGACGTGATGGTCGGGTTCCACGTTTGTGCCGTGGTTCCCGATACCAACTTCGCGACGCCGTTGATGGTCTGGTTATTGGTGGCCGTACCCGAAGTGGTCGACAGTCGAGTTAATGTCACCCACGAACCATCAGTGGTGTCCGTGTCCTCGGTGTACGTGTCACCGGTCGGCCCCTCCACCGCCAGCGCCCCGTAGAACAGCTGGGCTGCCGCGGTAGGAGTCCGCGAGATCGATGGGGTGGTCGAAGTTCCGGTCGCTGTCGTGGCCGCCACCGCTACGGGTGTGGTGGCGTGGATGTTGGTCCACTCCTCCACCACGATGGCTTTCGCGGTGACGCTCACGTCGTAGGTGAAGGTGATGTCGTCGCCGTTACTCAGCGCTGATGTGATCTTGGCGTAGGCGATGTAGCAGGTGGCGCCAGCGGATGCCGCGCCCGGGTCTATGTTCGCGGGTCCGGCCACGGTCCAGGTGTTGCTGCGCGGATCGGACACTGACAGGGTTGGCGCCGCGCCCGACGCCCCGGCGTTGTCCAGCGCCACCCGGGCGATCAGATAGTTCCCGGTCGCGACCGAAGCGCCCGCCGCGATGTCCACGAGTGTGGTGGTGCCGGCCGTCAAATCCTGTGTCGATCCGCGATCCGCGATCTTGCGGATGTTGGTGGTGGTGATCGTGGCGTCTTGAGCAGCGGCGGTGACCGTTGCGCACTCGGCCGGGACTGTGCCGGCGGCGAGAGACTTAACCGCGATCGACAAAACGGCGTAGGGGATGGCGCTCGCTGCTGTCGCCGTACGCGTACCGGTAGCACCGGACGCCGTCAATGCCTCCCGTCCGCCGAGCACCGATTCACCGGTGATCTGAATGTCGTACTGCTGAACCCACGGTGAGCCCGGCACCGCGCTGAACGTGGACGTCGAGCCCCCACCGGACTGCCACGTGTTGATCAGCAGACTGTCCGAACCCGACGGTGGGATCGATGGGGCGACGAGGCTAGACGAAGCCGCGCCCGATCCGCCATCGGCGACATCGATGGGTGCGGATGTGTCCGCGTTCTGGATCACCCAGACGGCGGCGGACTTCTCTTCGTCGCCTTGCACGAAGTTGTGGGTGATGGTCTGCACTCCACCTGTGCTAACCACGGTCCAGTAGGCCTTGAGGTGACCCCCGTTGGTACCACCATCGGCGTTGGTGGTGACCGTCACCGCCGCCCAGCCACCGGGGCCACCGGTCGGAGCCGAAATATCCCCGTAGGTGTAGAAGTCATTGCCGGAGATGGCGATCAGCACATCGTTCGTTGCCACCGCCGAGGAGGTAGTGACGACGACTGTGGTTCCGGTTCCAGTGTTCGTGGGGCACTCGCGAACAGTGGCGGCCATCCGACCAAACCCCCCTATGACGGAGAAGTGATCAGCGAACCGTCGCCGCGGTGATTGTTCGTGAAGGTTGTGATCATCCCCGCCGATTCCTGGTGAACCTCAGCCGCCTGAGTACCGGTCAGTGTCCCGAAATCATTGTTCGTCACCGTTGCGTTCGACGCGCCCGGCGATGGGGTTGTCTCAAACCGCAGGAAGTAATCCCCACCCCACATGAAGTTGTTGTTGAACACCGAGTTCGGACCATTCGATGTGGCGCACCCCGACTCGTGGATTCCACGAACGTCGATGTAGCAGTGTTCGACGATGAGCCCGTTGTCGCTGTACGACTGGATGCCGTCGACGTGCGCGTCTACTCGGTGCAGCAGGTCATGGATGTAGCACTGGGAGATCTTGCTGGCCCCAGATAGACCGATGCCATCCTCACTACCGGATAGATCGCAACGGGTCGCGAACACCCTGCCGGCACCCGAACCAGTGCCCAGCGCCAACTGGGAGCCATTACCACCGAAGACCGTAGAGTCCGTCACGGTCAGGTCGCCGAATTCGGTATAAAGTGCGTAAAGCACGTTCACGTCATTAGGAGCATCGATTCGACCGTTAACGAACGTGAGGTTCGTGGCGCCACAGTAGACACCAGCGTTGATGCGATAGCCGTCGAGCGTGACGTTGCTGACGTCGATGATCAGGTTGTTGCCTGTCCAGTGCGCCGCGCCACCACCCAGCGGGCCCGTCAAAGTGTCACCCGGGTTCACGACCGTCAGGGATGGGCTCCCGAGGAGACCGACATTGTTTGTTCCGGCTCGGACGCCGGCAGCGAGTACGGTCGAGTTGAAGTGGACTCGATTGGTGACGTTGATTGGCACACGTCACCCCGTTCGGATTACATCTCCTGTTGTAACTACGCAGGTCAGAGCGTGATCCTCCAGATACCGTTAGCGTGCCAAACGACCGTTAGCGTACCCGCGGTTACGCTGTTGGTTCCGCCAAAGTAGTTGTAACAAATCCCTTGATCCGCCACCGGTGTGGTGAGGGTGTCGTCGTACACGATGCACCCGTACACATTGGACAAGGTGGCGGCTGAGCCTGATGCGGTGTCGGCGGCGTCGTAGAACACCACATCCGCCGTTCCCGAGTTCAGCGATGTGGACGCGAGCGCCACACCGCCCTGCGCCCACTGGCCAGCCTGATACACCTGGCTGGAACCAGTGCCGCCGCCAGTGGTCACCCATACCCCGGCGCCGTACGCCGAGTTCGCGGAGGTGACGTCGTTGTCCGGGGTAATGCCGTTGTCGTACAGCGCGACCTTCGGAACATCGGAACCGAGGTCCACCGCCGTGGTGTTGTCGAAGACATCCGCCACGAGTGGCCGGAACATCTTGCTGTTGGTCCACGCCATGGATCAGCCCTCCACCTTCGATGCCGCATCGGCTGCGCGGTCTTCCGCTTCCATTGCTGATGCCCGAGCCTCATCAAGATCCGCGCGTGCCGCCGCGACCAGCCCTTCGTACTTCTCGACCTTCGCCGCAGCACCTTCAACGGCACGATGCGCGGCATCCGCTACTCGCCGTTCGTAATCGGCGGCGGCGCGGAGGAAGTCGATTGCCCGCTGATCCGTCATCACAGTTGGCTCGAGGGCGCCACCCTCAGCTCCCGCTGATTTGGCCATGATCTTCTACTCCCCTTTCGGCGATGGCTGCTGGCGCGAGGATCGCGCAATCCCGACCGTCGTCCCGGGTGGTGACCACGGCCATTACCGGGCGGCCTTCTCCATTGGTTTGGACGTGCTCCTGGCCCACGTAATCCCCGCGCTCCACTGCTTCGACTTTGCAGCGGGTCCCATCCGGAACCAGTGGCGCCATCAAGCCCACCAACCCTCGACACTGATGCATCGGGATCCTGTCGTCGCGTGTGATTGCGTTGGACTCGCAGTTCGGGCAGGTCCAGTGCTTCTCGAGCAGAGGGACCACTTAGGAATCGGCCTTGCTGGTCGCCTTGTCGATCTCCTGCTGAAGTCGCTCGACGCTCCAGCGACCGTCCACCTTCACGCCCAAATCAGCGGCGGCCTGCCGCAGTAGGTCCAGTTCGGTGGGTGCGACACTCCGCTTCGTCCCGGGGTCGGCCGTGGCCGTCTCGGTCACCGGAACGGATCGTGCCGCCGCCTCCTCGACTGGCTCCATGAGGTGCAGCCAATTCTTGCGATATGCCTCGTGACCCTCGGACACCAAGTCGCCAGCGCTCATCACACGCGGAACGCCCTTGGAATCCGTGAACGCGAACGGCTCCTTGACGCGATGGATCATGAAAAGCTCCCTTGGAATGAGTTACCGGCTGGAACCCCGGATGCGGTGAACACCCGGGATCCCAGGTCGGTCAGGATCGGGCGACCGGCGAGGAACTCGCCCCGCCAAGCACGGCAACGCCTCCGAACACGCCGCCAGTGGTGGCACCCGACGTCACGGCAACCAGCCGCACGAATTGCTTCGTGCCCGGGACATACCCGAACTCGAAGATGGCGTCATCACTGGTCGACGTGAGCGTCGGCGTACTGCCCTGGATGGATGCGGTGTCCGCAGCGCCCCACGACGAACCGTCCACACTGTCCTGAACGCTGATCGCGTGGGATCCGTCTGTGACTGTGCCCGACTGCACCACGAACAGGACCGTGCGGAAGTCGTTGCCGAAGACGCCGAGGTCCACGGTGGTTCCGTTGACCGTCCCGTTGGTCCGGACTGCCTGTGTAAGCGCGGCTCGAACCAACGAGTGGGTGTAGAGCGTGGAGCGCATCTGTCACTCCTCCTGCGTGGCCAGACGCATTCTGACCTCGTCCGGGTAGTTGGCAATGACGAACTCGACGAGGTCCTCGACCCTTTGTCCAGCCAGCTGCGGCTTGACCCACAACTCGAGGTTCGCGATGCGGTTATCGTCTCGTCTGCCGTTCTTGTGGTGCGGTGTTTCGAACGGCCTCAGAGTCCGACCGAGGTGGTACTCCATGACTAGCCGGTGTTCGGCATACTGCCTGTGGTTGAGCGACCGGTAGCGGTAACCGGCCCGCGACTGCGTTCCGCCGGGCGCGCCCTCGGCCGCCTGCCGCCGCAAGTCTTCCATGGACCGCAGGCGCCGCCTCGGGGCGAGGCCGAGCGGGTCACCATGGTTGCGCCAGCGCTGATAGTGCGCCGGGCAATACCCCCTCGCCTGAATCGGCTTCCCGCAGCCCCGGGTGCGGCAGCGTTCGTCGCCATATGACGGTGAACGCTGCCGCACCTCGGCTTCGGGATCTCCGTATCGCTGCCAACGGGTGTAATGCTTAACGCACCATCCGCGTGCCGCTTCCAGACCTTCGCAGCCTTCAATCGAGCACGACTCAGTTCCTCTTCGTCCCATTCCACAAGTTTAGCTAGCGGAATTGGCGTAATCATCAAGAACTGCTTACGCCGCGCTGGCGACATCCAACATGCGAAAAGCGCCATCATGCACAGAATCTGCCCCAACGCGGTAGTAGGCGTACCAGCCGCGCTGGCCCGACGGGCGGTTGCTCGTCGTGTGGAACAGGTGCGGAATGAACTCCACCGTCATGCCGATCCGGTCGGCGATCACGTAGTGCGCGAAGTCGCCGAAGATCAGGATGAAGTTCGACACGGCGCCGGACGTGGTGACGGTGCCGTCCATGCCCTCGGCCTCGAGCGCCGAGCGGCCGAGCAACTGCGGGGGGCGGCCGTCGTTGAGGTTGGTCCAGAACCCGCCGCCACCGGAGGTGTCGAACTGCCGGATCTTGTTGTAGATCAGGTTGTTCGCCAACCATGCGGCATTCGCGCGGTGCCGGGCCGGAAGGGCGCCCTGGATGGTGTACACGTCAGCCAGCGCGAACACATCGTCCGTCGCCGCGTTGATCTCCGAAGAGGTCCCCGTGAGGGCGGTGACGATGCCCGTTGGCTGACCCGAACCGGTGCCGGTCACAAAGGCGACTGCCTCCAAGTCCCGGCGACCCTCGGCGAGCAGCATCCCAACTTCCTGGGTGACGTTCGCGGCGTCCTCCATGGCCTCAATGGAGATCGGCACGAACCCCGCCGCCTTGTAGATCGGGACAGTGGGCTGCGCCAGGGTCGGGGCGTCATCGGACACCTCCGCACCTTCAGCGTCCCACGACCACGACACCGCTCCCGCGGACACACCGTTCCACACGTCACCAGTCGCCACGACCTGCCGTGCAACCGAACGGATGTCGTTGCGGGAACCAGCCGAAGTGACGATCACGGTCGGGTCCAACTGGAACGGCACGAGGTATCCGCCGGCCGAGTCGGTCAGCGACATGGCGCGGACCTGGTCGAGCGCCCTGGCCTCGTCCGCCGTGAGGGCGTGCTGCCGGTTGGTGGCCATCTTCGACCACGCCCGCAGGTACGCCGGCGAAGAAGCCGCGAGAACGGTCTTGGCGATCGTGGCGTCGCCGTCGTCGAACCGCTCGAGAATGTTTGTGCCGGCTTCACGAATCTTGTCCGTCGCGGCAGGCATCTTCTCGATCGCGCACAGCGCGCGGGCGGTGAGTTCGGCGTTGACTTCCTCGCGGGAGCGACCGAACGCCCGAACCTCGGAGAGGTTCCACGGGTCGCGGAATCGGTGATCCTCGACCGAATCCGGTTCCAGGATGGCGTCCCGATCGTAGTCACCGGAGTCCCCGGTGACGACGTAGGCGCCACGCTCCAGCCGCATGTTCGAGGCGGACGCACCGTCCGCCGCCGACTTGATCACCGCGAGCTGCGCCTGGCGCTCCAGGAACTTGCGGTGCTTGTCGACCGAGACGAACTCCAGGCGGAGCTCGTCGAAGTACTTCTGGTCCTCACCGTTGAGCTCGTCGAGCTCGGCCAGCCGCTCGAGCTCGTCGGTGATCTCGCGCAGCCGGTTGATCGACTGCGAGTGAGTTAGGGCCGGTACTTTGTACTGGCCCTGATTTTCGTCCGCCATGGCGGGTCAGTTCCTTCCAGTGAGAGCAGGTGGCCGGCCGCGAAGTCGGCGAACTCCTTGGCGGGGTTCGACTTCACGCGGCGCGACGGGGCGGACGGGTGCTCTCCAGGCGAGGAACGGTCGACAACCGGCGCGTCCGATGCCTCGGACGGGTGGTCGGCGGGCGGGTCCTGGTTGGGGTGCGGCGCGTCTTCTTTCTCTTCGATCCGGTTGGCTGCGTCCACAAGGAACACAGCCCGCGCAAGATCACTGCGCGTCTCGGGGTCGGTCAATCGCCCAAGATCGATGACGATCGTCTTGGAGCGAACGCCGACGGCGGTCTCCTCGTAGGCTGGCCACACAACGGGCCCGACCTCGGGGACCTTGACCTCTTTCAGGGTTCGGCGCAGCGGCTCCCGGTCACCCGGGGCCCACAGCACCTCCCACACGTCTTCGGGTTTGATCAGCTTGCCGTCCTTGTCGCGCCACTCTTCCCGAACGACACTGAAGCGGAACGACATGCCCTCCACGCCCTCGTCGCGGATGGCGTCGCGGAACGGCTGCACCAGCCAGTTGTCCGTCAACCGGCCCATCACATGCAGGCCGTGACTGTCCTCTTCGGCCACATCCCAGCGGCCCAACGGCAGCGAGCCGAGCAATGGGTGGCGTCCGTGATCGAACTGCATCTTGGGTGTGCGTTCCCGAAGAGACTTGCGGAATGCGCCGGGGGCGATGACCTCTTCGAAGTTCCCCTCCCACGAGTCGATCATCGTGACCGCGTTGAACACCGCGCCGTAGCCCTCAATGGTGAGGCCGTCGCCCTCTTCGTCGTCGGCCCGAACCAGATCGAACGGCATCGAACGGCACAGGTCCTCCCGGGCCGGCATCTGCAGGGCTGTGGTCATGACAGGTCACTCCTAGCCAACTCGGCGCTCGGTTTCAATCGCGGTTGTGATCACGGGAACCCAGCCTTGGCGGATCAAAGCGGCGATCGACTCGCGGTCCCGCACGATGACGGACTCGGAAGTGCCGGGCTTCTGCAGCTGGACCGAGAACAGACCCGTGTGGACCAGTAGTCGCCGGTCGTTGTTCTCTACGGCATCCACTGATGACTCCCAGGTGAACCCGGAGTCCAGATAGTTGCGGATGGTCTGCGACTGACGGAACGCGATGTCCGCAGCATCCTTCTCGTCCTCACGGAGGAACGGCACGTTCGACGCGTCGTAGGTCAACGCGATCTGCGCCGAGGCCCGGGGCTTCTCCAGCAGCGGCTCGAATGAGCCGGAAACGTTCTGCCACAATGGATGCATGGTTCCGTCGGCGAATCGCCTGCGGGCCTGTCCGTAGTTTGAATATGTCGCTGACTCCAAACCCTTCGCCATGCCGGCGATCACCGGCGGCACGCCGCCGGCCATAGCGATCCGTGTCTCGGACACCGCCTGCAGATCGGTGAAAGTCATCTGCTCGAAGTTCGACCCGACAACCGTGGCGTCCGCCCCGCCACCAAGGAATAGCGGCTTGAAAGCGTTGTCCGGTCCCACATGCTGTGCCTCGAACAGTTCCTTGAAGGGGAGGAACTTATCCTTCGAGACTTCCTTGGGGACCTTCACGAGCATGTTCACGGTCGCGTTATTCTCGAAGAACTTCGACTGGTAGCGCAGCATCTGCTTGTCGTTGCGCAACTCCCTGATCACCGGGGTGAGCCACGACATGCCCCTCCACGCCGCCAAGGGATCCGGGTGGGGCGCGAAGTGCGCCACCTCCGATGGTAGGAACGGCACCGGATCCGCGCCCGATTGGAACCCGCCCTCGGTGTAGAGGTAGCCCAGCTTCCGCCACCCGACACGACCACCGTTGATGATGCGCGGCGTGAGGACGATCTCCGTCCAGTCCGGGCGCATCGACACCAGTTCTGGCTGGTCATCCCCACCCAACCGGGAAAGTGGGGTGTATCGGGTGGTGTAGGCGTTTCCCGCTAGGTCGGCGTACTGGATCGTCCTGTTCAGCAGATCCTGGGTCGTGCCGCCCAACCACGGGCGCTCCACCATTCCCAGATCCGGCGAGCCAAACATTCTGCTCGGCTTGCCGTCCTCGTAGGTCGTCCACCGAAACCGGATTGCCGAGAACACCAACTGCCGCACAGCCATCACCGCGAACACCGGGCCGTTCGCGGCATACGCGGCCTGTGCATATCCAACTAGGTCGTTGGTGATCCGCTCGCTCGGCGTCGAACCCATGGACTGCTCGTAACCACCCAGCGCGCCGCCCAACGGGTAGGTGCTCCCGTTGAACACGAACTGGTTGACCGCAGTGATGTAGTCGTCGATCGTCGTGATCGAGCGCGATGAGCGTGCGCCGCTGATCCGCTCCAGCAGCCCCATCAGCCGGAAGCCTTACGAGCCTCACGGAAACCCTCGCGGACCGCTGCGAACGTCCACGTGCACACCAGCCACAACACCGTGAACGTCTTGCCAATCAGCCAGCCCAGCCCGAACAAGACGGCGGCGATCGCCAGCAGCACCGTTTTCCAGAAGTGGACCTGCTTGGCTTCCGCACTCACCCGATCCACAAAGGCCCTGTCGATAGCTACCACGCCACGGCCTCCTCGTAAGAACTCAAACCATTACCCACGGGTCGGCAGCTATCTCGGTGGTGCGCTCAATGTGGTCGGATACGACAACCGAGACGAGCGGGCAGATGTCCCCAGAGGACTTCTTGCGGGAGAACCGCTCTACGTCCCCGGACGGCGACGTGGCCGCATCCCGGATCGCCTGGTTCAGGGTGTGCTGATCGATGTGCCGGCCCCGGTCCTCGATCACGTCACCGTGGAAAGCGCCCCACGCCTGGACCAACTCCCGGCCGGACACGGCGACAACCTCGAACCCCCCCGCCTTCAGAGGCTCAGTCAGTGCGCCCGCCGGGCCGGACGGGTCCAAGCCGACGAATGCGCCGAACTCCAGCGGATCCACGCCCGCGACTCCGTCCCGGAGCTCTTCCAGATGCGGGGCGACCCACCCGACACCGGTGTCATGACGCAGCACCTGCCAGTGCCGCTTACCGTCCTTGCGGACACCGGTCATGCTGATTGCCGCGGAACGCTGGTCAGGGGAGACATCCACCGCCACGCCGACCGGGCCGACAGCGGCTGACTCAGTGTCCCGCCTGTCCTGCCACAGAACCTCAGAGATGAGCCCCTCGGCGTCTAGCGGGATCTCATGCCAGCCCAGCCGCTCTCGGCCGAACCCGACCGGTGAGAGCGTCGCCCGCTCGTCGCGGATGTTGTCCATCGTGACCCGGTTGCCTCGGCTGTAGTGGACGGCATGGTTGCCCAACGGCCACTGCGACTCGTCGTCAAGTCGACACCCATCAGTCCCCGGCAGGTGCATGCATCTGTTGCCCAGAGGGCATCCTGGGTCCTCCCAGGAACCCGGGACGCAGTACTCGACCCAGATCAGCGACCGGTCGCCGCCCTTGCGCCCACGCTTGATCAGCTTATGCAGATGGGTTGACGTTTTCTTCGCCGCAGACGAGCCGTACATCAGCTGCGAGTTCTTCCGGGCTGACAACGTCGGCATGAGGGCATCCATCGCGTCCGAGGACAGGATCAGCGCCTCGTCGAACACCACCCGCTTACCGCCGAGCCCGCGTCCGCCGCCGCGCTCACGGGCCATGAACTCAAGCAGCGCGCCCGGCTCCCCCGGCTTCTCCTTGCGCGGGTGAAGCTCAATGAACTCCTCGCCGTGGCTGTAGCTGATCTTCTTGACACGGCGGGACAGAACGGCTGCGGCCTCGATATACCGGCAGAAGTTGGTGAACGTCGCCCTCGACGTCCGGAACAAGTGAGCTGTCCAGCAGATGCGGTCCGGCTCGCCGAGCCAGAGGTCGTAGATGACCACCGGTTCCATGACGTTCGTGGTCTTGCCGTTCTGGCGGGCCTCGATGATGGCCGACTCTTTGGTCAACCACCGACCCTCCGGGCCGAAAGACGCCATCGCGTCGATCGCGGCGCACTGCTCCTCGTCCGGGTCCAGTCCGGCCAGCCGGGCGAGGTCGATGGCCTCGTCGCCGTGCGAACCGACTCGGGGTGGGATCCACAGGTGGGCTGGCTCGATCACGTGGGGCCTCCCGCGCGTCGTGCCGACTATCCAGCTGGCCAGACCTACCGGCGATCAGGCGTCGTCATGGCGCGGACCCTGACGACGACTAGGCCCCGCTGACCTTCCGGTCACGTCGGGCGGCAAGTTCGTCGAGCTCGTCCGGCTGCTTCGGGGCGCCGGCCATCGCGACGTCCAGCGCCGCGCGTAACTCCCTCGACAACGCCGCCGCGCCTGACGCCGTGTGCTGCCCGTTCTCGAACAACGCCGCCAGATGCAGCACCGACGCGCCCTCAGGAGAGTCCAGCCGGTCAGCGTCTGCCAGCACCTTGCGGTAGGCCCCGACCAGCGACGGAGCAGGATCTGGGGCCTCTGCCTCTGCGGGCCTGTCAGGCATCTTGATCAGGCGCGGGTTCGGTCGACCCCTCGGCGGGCGGCACGACTCGCAGAATTTGCGGGGTCGACACGCCACCTTCTGCGGCGGAATCACCGCCCCGCAGTCCTGGCAAAGCCTCTGACCTGCGGAAACACTAGTCGGGCCAGCCACGGCTTACGTCTTCGTTCGAGAGAGAAAAGGGGACAGGGCAGGGTGATCCGAGTGGTTCTTGATCACGTCCTACCCCCTCCCCCCTACCCTGGGTGATGTCGTCGTGTACCGGCTGTTGCCGCGCGTGCCGTTGCCGCGGGCAGAGTTGCATCCCAGGTGTGCTGCCCTGCAGTTGTCGGGATCTTTCTCGTTTCCGCCAAGCGATTTGGGAACGATGAGGTCGACGCTGGCCTGCGTAGGGTGCATGGGCCTGGGTGGTACCTGGGGTATGGCACGGGTGGGGTACCGGCAGTGGGGTACCTGGCAGGTCCAGTGGTCACGCTCGAGGACCCAGAGGCGAAGTCTTCGCCATGGTCGTCCGGAGTGGTGGTTGGGGCCTGCCATGCCCACCACCTCCGTGGGGTGCTGCCTACCAGCAGGCTCCTGCGTGGGACTGTCCGCTCCGGTACTGGCGTTCGAAGGCCTTGATGCTGGCGCAGAACCCGTCGAGCACACCTGAGGCGATGGAGTCGTCCATGGTGGCGCCGGGTTGCATGGGGGTCCATACGCCGGGGGCTAGCTGGATGGCTTCGGTGTGGCCCTTGGTTTCGTACCAGTTGCGCACTTGGTGGGGCAGGGTGTTGACCTTGACCACCTTCGGATAGCCAGCTGGTAGGGCGACGGCTGGCGCCTCAGGTGTTGTGGTGACCGTGGGTACGATGACCGGGGTCGGTGCCCCGGTTGTGGTGGAGGTGCCGGTGGCTGGTGTGCTCACGCTTGGTTCGGGGCTGGAGCAGCCGGCCAATCCGATGATGACGCAGAGTCCGGCTACGAATAGTCCTTTGCGCACGATAGTCACCTTCCGTTGGATGCGCCCCTTGCATCGCAGAACGGATGGTAGACGTGTTGGGTTAGGTAGTGGAGGGTACGGGCTGCATCCGCTTGTACTTGCCGCAGGACAGGCATGCCGTGGTTCGCTCGCCGAGATACTCGACGACTGGACCCGCGTAGTAGTGCCTACCCCAGCCATGGATGAGCGCGCAGCCGGCGAGCTTCAGAACGATGCCGACCTTGCATCGCAGCGCGTACCAGGACATGGTCGCCCCCTTCAGATTGCGCTGGCGTCCACACTCAGCCCACGTCCAGCTTGAGGTTCTAGGGCCTCGCACGGCAGGCCGAGGGAGCAGGCGCACTGCTCGACCGTGAGGCCCCTGAGCGTGTTGCTGCGGGCCGTGTTGCACCGCCGTGCGCCAGCATCAGTGGTCGGCCGTTCGGGACCATGGGCTTCGGTCGTCCAGCGTCTGGTCCACCCATTCTTGGCAGTACCAGCAGTCGGTCTCCTCGCGGAACACCTGCTGCTGGACGGTGCGCCATGGCCTGCCGACCCGACCCGCCTGTGTAGCTGGGGAGCGGCTCACGGCTCGCGGAGGATGGTGAACGGGCCGTGCACACCGCCGCTGTGGTGGGCAGCGGCTTCCAAGGCTTTGCGTACCCGGGTGTCCGGCTTGAGGTTGCGGGTGGCGTGGAGTGCGCCGAGTGCGATCTCCCAGCCGCAACCAACGGCGTCGTAGCCGTCGCGCGACCGGCCCACCTGGTAGTCCCCACCTACCTCGTAGAGGTACCCATGCAATCCCACGAGGAACTGGCCGCCCTCTTCGCGCTCGGAGTCCTTCTTGGCGAACCCGCCGTCCTTCAGGGCTTGGCGGATGCCGTCGACGAACTCGGTGACCATGAACCGGTCCAGGTCGTCGCCGGAGCGGTCGAGGGGCTTGGGGAGGTCGGCGTAGCGGATGATCTGACCCATCCGGAAGCTGGTAGTGAAGCCGATCAGGTAGTCACCGTTGGCGAACACCTTGGGGTCGGCGCGGTGGACCTTCACCCAGCCGGCCAGGCCAGCGCTGTCGCCACCGATGATGACCCCGTCAGGTGTCTCGATCCCCACGATGCAGGTCACGGCACCTCGATCTCTTCAGCCGGTTCACTGCCCGAGGGGTGGTAGAGGGCGCAGTGGCGGATGGCGTCGGCATGACAAGCCGCCCACGGGTGGGGCCAGCGGTCCACGAAGTACTCGTTGCCGGTCCAGCCGCCGGAGTGGTGGCAGCGCCAGATCCAGGCGCCGGCCATCTTCAGTACCTGAGGCTTGGACACGAGACCTCCGATGTGTTCGCGCCAGCCCTTGGTCTCAAGCCCGCTGGTGGAGATCATCCCGGTGGTCTGCCTGGGCTCAGCGGCCCTGATTCATCCCATGTCCCGCTCGAATTCGAGGTATGTCAGTACCGACGTCAGGCCGTCCCGCGACGGGTGTGGATCCCACGCCATCGCGCCGTCGCGGTACACCACGGCATGCCTCTCCACGCTGCGGGTCGTGAAGCCGAACGCCAGCCCGAACGCAGGCGGGGAGTCCTTCGGACCGCGCCAGACGATCCGGTAGCCGGCCGCCTGCACCCAGGCCTCGAACTCCGCCTCCCAATCGCCATTGGTCTCAACAAAGTGCGGCACGTCTCCAACGTCGAGGTCGAGGAGGCTCGCGACTGCGGCCTGCAGACAGTTGCCAGGCCGACCAGACGGATCGCCAAGCAGGATGGTCTGGACGACCTCACTCACGGCGGGCCTTGGCGTCGGTCATGGCTCGCTCGCCACCCTCAACAGCAGGTTCTGCAGCCTGGAAGCCAGGGATGATCTCCGCTTGGCCCACACCATGAACTCTCGGCGTGACCCTCGGTCAAGAGCGCGGTCGATGCGGTAGTCGGCGTCCTGGAGTTGGATGTGGAGACCGGCTACCTGGGACTCGATGGTCGCCGACAGCATGACGCACCGTGACCAGCTCAGACCTGGACGGCGCGGTCGACGAGTTCGGCGAAGTGGCGGTCGAGGCTCCGGCGTGCGCGACGTTTGGTCCAGCCGTGGCCGGCGCGGGTCCAGGCGTTGCTCGTGGTCGGCTCCGCGAGGTAGCCGTTCCAGTAAGAGCGCCGCTGCCAGCCGCTCCGGAACCCCGAGCGGAGCTTCCTGAATGCCCAGGCCAGGTGCGACGGCGCCCGAAGGGCCGTACGCCACACGATGCGCAGGTCATGCAGAGCGCCGACGGGGTAGATGCTGACCCCATCGTCCACGGCGTGCATCACTGCCGACCGCCCACGGGCCGCACGTGGCGAGCCTCGACGAGGAGGGTCTGGCCGTTGTCGTGGAGACGGATGACGCAATCAGCACCCCGGACTTCGAGTAGGTCCGCCCTGCTCCAGACGTCTCCGGTGGGGTTCCACTCAACCATTTGCAGTCTCCTCAAGCATTGTGCCGACCTCGGCCCACTCGCGCAGCTTCGAGCAGAGCCGGATGCTTAGCTGGGTGATCTCCCAGTCGCGCTGGAGCCGGCCGGCCTCCTCGGACAGGTGCTCTGCGCAGGCCCACGAGATCACCGCGTCGCCGTGGCGTTCGATCCGCCACATGGGCTCGCCGTCGCAGATGGCGCAGTAGAAGGCGCGACTCATGCCAGCCTCCCTAGGTACCGGCTAGCTCGGAGAGGGGGGTTGGTGGTGAGCATGGGACATGCCGATCACCGGGTCGCAGAGTGCAGCGGGGTCATCACGCATCCGCAGCCTGAGGTGGGCCTGCCGACGTCGTGGGAACTGGTGAGGGAGTAGTGCTTGCAGCACCAGCCGTGGGAGGTGTCACTAGCCGGGTTCGGGCTGGTGACGAGCGGCCGTCCGCGCTCGAAGGCCGCGATCAGGTCCTCCACGGGCTCGTCGTCCTCGTAGAAGTCGCCGCTCTTGACCATGGCAGGCTCTCCTACAGGTAGGGCGTGAACAGGTGCACCCACAGCCAGCTCAAGATCACACCGCCGAGGGGGGCCGAGATCAGGAGCTTCCAGTTCACCCGCTTCGGCTGGCCGGGCTGCGGCTCGGGCTCGTGGGCGCCGACGCGATCGCGGATCCACTGCGTGAGGGTCGGCTTGCCGGTGACCTTGGCGTAGATCTCCAGGCCGACGAAGCCGACCACGGCGCCGATCAGGTACGCCGGCCAGGCGGTGTTCATGTCCATGGCCTGCTCCGCTGCGCGAAGGGATGGGATGGGGCTGCACTTCCCCGACGTGCAGAAAGCCCCGGTCCAGAGGGGACACGGGGCAAGGGTCGATGCAGACAATGGTGCATCTTGGATCAAGATACGTTGGCCGCTGGTCAGGCGCAAGCATCGTCCGATTCGGTGTGTCGACGCTCGTAGCTGGCCTGCGCGTCCCAGAGGTTCCACTGGCGCTTACGACGGGAGCCGTAAGGATGCCAGTGGTCGACGCTGGCCCAGTAGCGCACCGTGCCGACAGCAACGCCGTAGTGGACAGCCACGGCGGCGGTGTCGAGGAGGACGGCGCGCTGCTTGATCATGGTTCGGGTTTGACCACAGTGACAGGACCGTAGTTGCCTGCGATCTTGCACCAGGACTCCGCTTCACCGGACGGGCAGCACTCGTGCACCCAATAGCCCTCACCGTGGCGTTCCCAGCGGACACCGAGGTCGTCCTTCACCACGGTCCCAACGCCGGGCTCGGGGTCGACCGAGGTCAGCTCACCCATTGCTCACCACTCCCAACGTCGCTCCGAGGTGCAGCCACTCTCTGCGGGACCACTCCCTGTGGCATCCCCGGCACTTGATGGTGTCCCCGTCGAGTGGGGCCCACAGCGGGGTGTCGCAGGTCTTCTCACCTACCAGTGTGGGGCATCGGCCGACCGGGAGGGGTTTGTGCTCGCCGTTGAATTGGCGCAGGGAGCCTCGGACCTCTTTGAGTTCCTTCCACATGTCGTCCACCCAGGGTTGGCGGGTGATGAAGTCGAGACGCCGGATGAGCAGGGCGACTTCGCCGGTGACCGTCGCGGGACTGTTAGGAGGTTGCTCACCGACGTCCTCGCGGACCATCCGGGCCCACGACTCGACCACGACGAGCGGGTTGTGGATGGGAACCTGCTCGGTCCACGTGGTTCGCGGGTCGGTGAGGACGATGGTCTGGTCGTTCGCCGGTGAGCGAGAGCCGAACCCAGGTCCGCGGCGAGCGCCAGGAGCAACCACCGGCAGCAGCGCGCCTGGGCGGACGACCGCGGCGTAGAGATCGGGGATCTCCTTCAGGCATTCCCGGATGAGGTCCGCGCACCGGTCGCAGGTCATGTAACCCTGCGTGCGGCGGCGTGGCGGGTTCTTTGTGCACGTGATGCACCGGTCGCGTTCGTCGCGCTGCCCCTTGTGGAGGTGTCCACAGCCACCCTCGATGGAGCAGGAGCCGAAGGTGGAACTCTGGCCATGACAGAGGCAGGAACACGCTTGATCAGTCACTGGCGTCTCCTCAGTCCGGCCACTCGAGCAGGTACGCGTCCCGGTCCGACACCATCTCGCCGACCCGGTAGACCACAAGTCGATCAGCACCCTCGATGTAGAGCAGGTCACCCTCGGTGTAGACGTGTGGGTTGCAGCGCCCGTTGCGGATCTTCTCGAGCAGGCCGGCGTAGATCAGTGTGCGGGGATCGGCGCGGTCGATACGGAGCCGACCGTCGCCGAGGACGGAGATGACGCAGTCCCCAACGTCGGCAACGTCACGTAGGACAGGGGAGCGCATGCGAGAGCCGAGGAAGGTCACCGCAGCACCGCCTTCGCCGTGCGTCCTATCCGGCCGTCAGCCCACCGCTTCAACCGCGCAGCATGAGCCTCCGTGTGGTGACTGCGCTTGGTGTCACACGGCCACAGTTGATGGCATACGGCGCACTCGACGAAGACGGGCCACCAGTGCCCACAGCACATCTCAGGATCCGGGCAGTAGAAGTACCTCGGGTGGTGAGATGTAACTGAAGTGGTCACGGCGCCTTCCCGGTCAGTTCCCGCCGAATGCGCTCGGCGTCGGCCCGCATTTGCTCGCCGACCAGCTGCCACTTCCGCTCAGACTCCCGGTGTGCCGCCTCCCAGCGGGCTACAGCGGCTGCTCGGCGCTCTCGGCCTTCCCGCCAATGCAGCCACAGCGACAGGCGGGCACCTGCCCACGACACCAGCACGGCGAACGCCAGGTAGGCGGCGAACACCAAGATGACCTGAAAAGCGGTCATGGCCCCTCCAGCCGGTCTGAGATGAACATCCACACCGGACATGGCCACGACTCCGGCACCGGATCGCCGTCGATCTCACTCGGCGGCTGCGGGCACTCACCGCAGTTCGGGTACCGGTCGTCGCTGCCCGGGGCGTGGGCGTTAAGCAGGGCGTTGAGGATCCGGTCGGTGATGACGCCGAGCATCCACATGTGGCGCTCGCGGTTGGCGCGGTCCTCGGCGATCGCTTCAGCCTCAGCCGCAGCGATCCGGGCCTCTTCCTCCGGTGTACGTACCACCTTCACCCAAGGCTCCGGGCAGCCCGGATTCGGATCCACATGCTGGATCCACCCGACGGCCATGTTGTAGTAGATGGGCCGACCGCAACCGCCGCAGCGGTTGTTTCCGATGGGCAGGTAGTAGGACAGCTTGCGGACACCGATGAGCGGCTGGTCGGTCATGGAGCCTCCACACTCGTCGGGGTGGCAGCGGGAGCGTTGGCGATCTCCAGCAAGACGTCGGCGTGGCACGCTTGGTCAAGCGGGCACCAGCAGGCGAGATCCTTGCCTGCGAGTTCAGCCCGTGCATGTTCGCGCATGTTCGCCGTCAGCCACGCGCCCTCGTACAGGGCGACCGCCTGTTCAACGCTCTCCACGAACGCCGAGACCACGACCTCGGCTTTCCCGATGACCTGGCCGTTGTTGCGGCTCGGGTCGCATGCTGGCTCCACCGACGCGACGTATCCGTCGCCAACGGACCAAGGGTTGCCCCAGTCTGTTGGCCGGCCGACGTACACCGCGTCCTTGGGCATCCGCCAGCCCCTTGTGCGTCGGCGTTGGATGCGGCACGGGATCCTGGTCACGGGGCATCACTCCAGATCCACGCTTCGTCGCAGAACCAGCACAGGTGACTCCCGGTTCGATCGGCGCCGCAACGTCGGCACTCCTCGCCAGGATCGCCGACATCCCCGTCACTGTCCCAGTCGTCCAGGGTGAGGATGTGGGTCACTCGTAGCTCCTCGGCCACTCACCCGAGAGCACCTTCCTGCGGCACTCAAGAGCCTCTTCGAGGGTGTCGAAGGCCACGTCTGCGACGTCCCATTTGCTGGGCTTGCGCCCCTCGCCGAACCGCTCTCGGCCGCCCTCGCCGTTGTTGACGATGATCTCGCCCTTCTCGAAGGGCCAGAAGCGCGGCTCGCCTAGATCCACGATCTGACCAGCCATCGGACCTTGGCCCGCAGTCAGGCTGGATGCGTCCGTGATCACGGAGAACTTCAACTGGTTGAGGTCCAGCGGGTCTAGATCGTTGAGCACGAGCAGGATGTCTTCCGCCTTGCTGGTCATCGATGCCTCCACGGCTCATCAGGGTGGTACTCAGGCCAGGAGTCGGTGCAGATCCAGCGGCCGTTCTCGTCGACTGCCGCCTTCCACATCCAGACGTAGGGATCGCCGACGTGAACGCCCAGACCCCATGCCTTGGTGATGGTCAGGATGATCTTCTTCGGTAGCTCCGGCTCCACTACGTCCATCGGCTGCGCGAGGAGCCGCTTGAGGGGCGGGGGCGGCCCCGGCAGCACCACGTTGTAGTTGCCGGCATTGATCCAGTCGCGGACCCAGCGCGCCTGTCGCTCAAGGCTCGGGTGAGCCGTATTCGGTGCTGGTGGCCACGTGAAGGTTGGAGCCTCGTCCGCTAAGCCCTCGAAGTACAGCGCCGCCTCAACACTGGCTTCGATCTCCAACCTCTCCATAGCCGCATCAAGCCGGGCCATCAGTTCGTCGTGGCTGGCGTCTTCCCAGTCGGTCATCGGCCCTCCCGCCGAGGTTGTCAGCCACGCCACGAGCGCCAGGGTGGGTGTGGATGTTGCAGGGCTTGGTGGGGTCCACGGCGTTGCCGATGTGCCACGGGCCTGGCTGTGCCTCGCTCGCGGCCTTCTCTCGTCTGCCGATCGCTTCCAGCAGGCGGGTGGTCAGGTCGTCGGTCACGGCGAATATCCCTTCCGGAACACGAGATACGCGGCTAGGCGGAGCCGCCGACGCCACCGCAGCGTCGGTCCGTACACCCTCGCAATGGCCCAGATCAGGTGATCACCCGTGTTGCCGGTCTGCGCGACCGCCTTGGCGTAGTCGAACACGAGGCGGCAGTCCTCGGTGACACCCTCATAAATCGCCTCGCGCTCGGCGGTGGCGCCAGCCCGCCACGCGAGGTTGAGCAGATGCTCGACCTGGACGGTGCTCAGCGGGTCCTTCCCGATTCGGGCCTGCGACCACATCGCTCGGGCACAGTCCCGGTCGTGACCGGGAAGGGAGTAGCGGTCATGTGCGGGGATGGCGAGGTAGTCAGCCAGTTCGGTCACCGGGACCTCCTAGGGTCGATGCGACGTCGTGCTCGCCTCTTGCGGAAGATCCGGATCGCGATGGCGACACTCGCGGCGGTCGGGAGCAGGAAGCCGGCGCAAGCGATCCCCATGATCAGGTAGCCCAGGAGCACATAGCCGCTCAGATACACAGCCAGGCCGGCGAGCATGATCGCGCCAGTGGTGAGTTGAATCCGGATCTGGTTCCGGTCTATGGCGTCTAGGGTGGACTGGAGGTCGGGGGAGGTCATGGCCGCTCGTCCTCAACCGCGCGTCGGATCATCTCCGTGAGCTGTGGCCGCCACTCCTCAGGGATCAAATCTGGGATGGATGGGGCTCCCAAGCCTGGGGGAACGATGATGGTGGGGTCGTGGTGCTCAGCCATCGTTGGCCTCCTGGGTGATGCCGAGCTCATCGGCGATGGCTCGTCGAACCTCAAGCCGGTAGGCCTCCTGGCCGGCGTGGAACCACTTCTGGTCGGAGATGAACCGGGCTTGCGTGGATGGGTGCGGCTCCACGTCCAGGACGGCATTGAGAGCGCACGAGTAGCAACCGCTTGGGTCGTTGCCGTCGAACAGCAGTAGGTGTTCGACTCGCCGGGGAACTCGTCGAATGCCAGGACATCCACACCGAACTGTGCCAACTGCCATGCCCAATACCCGGTGCCCGCGCCGATCTCGACCACGCTTCGCCCTTCGAGCACCGTCGTTAGCCAGCGGATGTCATCCGGTGTCGGGATCGCCCACGCGTAGGTCTTAGTCAACTGGTCGCGGGACATCAGATACTCGCGGCCGATCCGGCAGGCATAGCCGTCGACCTGGATCGCGTGCCCGCTGCCCTCGTACAGCGAGGAGTGGCGATCGAGGGGCAGATGTCGGACGATCTCCCAGTACGGGTTGATCCCTTCCGGATCCTGGTCGTACGCCGAGCCAAGCAACGGAACCATTTGCTTACCATTGAAGGTGGCCGGCGGATGGTCGGTCCACATCATCCGCAGCTTGGCCACGGCAGCTCCGTGGTCTTCGATCACAGTTATGGCGTCTCGGCTCACTTCGCCTCCAACTCAAGACGTGGATCTCCCGCCAAGATCCGCTGCTGTAGCCGCTGCAACTCCGGGCACGGCTCCAACCCGTACTTCGCCAACAGGGCTGTGCGGACCTTCTGGAACCACTCCAATGCCTCCACCCGACACGATGAGCGGTAGAGGGCGGTCAGCAGCTTCTCTGCGGTCGCCTCCCGGGACGGGTCATGGCGGACCACCGCCCGCAACTCGTCCAGCACCTCACGATGCCGGCCAGCCCGCAACTCCAGGTCAAACCGCAGATCAAGGGCAGTCCGGTAGGTGTCCATCACCCCATCCGCCCATGCCGTGAGGACCGGACCCGGCCGGACGTTCACCAGCGGCCAGCCTGTCCACAAGCTGAACGCCGCCCTCAGGGTGTCCTCGGTGAGTCGGAGATCACCGACCTGGTAGGCCGAGCGGGCCTTCCCCACGTAGTGGACGAAACGGTTGGCGTCCACATCCAACGGTGGCAGCAGGAGGGCGTAGCCGCACCGCTGGTATTCGATCAGCGGTTTCAACCAGGCGATCCGGCGCAGCATCAGGATGTAGGTCTGCACCGACTGCAACGCCTTCGCCGGGTCGTGGCCATCCCACAACTCCCGGGAGATCTCGTACACCGAAACCATCCGGCCTGCGTTGACCGCCAGGAGGGCGAAGGTCTGCCTGAGCTTCGGTCCCGACGGCAACGTCTGGTCAACGAGCTTCAGCGACCCCAGCAGGTGGATCACCACTGGTGAGTCCGGTCCGGCTTCTGGGGTGAGAGTGAGAGGCTGGATGGTCATGATCCACCCCGCTCACGGTAGGATTTCGCCGTGGGACGGAGCCAAAGATAGCCGTTGCCCGCAGCCGTGCCGGTGTCCATGACATCAACGATGTGCACCACGCGAGCATCGTCCTTGACCGTCAGGATCTGCTGGTCACCCAGCGTGTCCCGGATCGCGTACGTCGCAATGGCTCCGGCGTCGCGCTCGTCAATCGCACGCACGGTGACGAAGACAGTCACGGCCACGCGCTGTTCCTGCAGTTCACTCATCGGGGATCCTCCTGTCTATCGCGGTAGTCCCCGGTAATCGGGACCTCAGCCACCACACCGCCGATGAACTTGGCTCGCTTGTGGGCGACCTCTCTGTCCAGCCATGCTCCGTAGAGGCCGGCTCGATCAGGGAGGAGGACCAGGTGGATGTGGGAAGTCATGACGCCCGCCATAGCTCGGACCTGACGGAGAGCTTCTGAGCCAGCTTCGCGATCACAACCATGGCCTGGCCGTCGCTCAGCCGAACGTTTCGGACCGACCCGCCGGAAGTGGCCGCCTGGATCACCAGGGTGTGGCCGCCGTCGTCCGTCTCAACGCCGATGAACCGAAGCTCCTGGTTGGTCATTTGGGCTCCCCATACTGGGAGAGCCAGCGATCGAGTAACTCTCGGCCCAGGACCGTTGTCTCGCACGCCAAGATTCCCTCCCCCACATGGCGATGTCTGATGGCGCAGGCGTCCTCCATGAGTGCGTTGAGTGCGCGTGACATCTGCGGGATGGTCGCCGGCTGCCTGACGAACACCTCGAGCCTGTCGTCGGCCGCGATCTGTACCTGTCCGGCTTCAACCGCCGCCAGCATCTTGTGTCGGAGCGGGGTGTAGTTCAGGGGCATGGAGACTCCCGGATGTCAGCGGCCAGCCTGCGTAGCTTGTTGACCGAGATGGTGATCGCGGCGAGGGTCCGTGCATCCGCCGGCAGCGAGATGTTGCGGCGCTCCGCATCCCACTCTTCCGCAAGCTTCGCCAACGCAGCTCCCGCGGCAGCGCGACCGTCGCATTGATTGCAAGAGACCTGACCTTGGTCGGCCATGTGCTCGCAGATCGTCCCCCCTATCGCCTCAGCCGCTGCGTCTACCAGCCTCTGGGCTAGTGGGGTGGGGTCCTCAGGCATCGTCGTGTCCATACGCCCCCAGGTCTAGTGGCAACTGGACATCGATGATGCGCGGCGCACGCGGTGGAGGCGCTGGAAGTAGTGGAGCGGGAGTGTGGCGCAACTTGGCGTTAGCATGTTTGATCAGTTCAGACATCGCGCGCGTTTGCACCGCCGTCAAACCGATATCTTGTCGGCCTCCGCGAAGTAGACAGTTGATCCACAGTTGTCGAACGATGGTGTCGCGGAAACGATCAAGCTTGTGATTCGCCGCGGCCAGGTATTCCACTTGCTGAGCAACAGCCTCGACATGCCTGCGCAACTCCGGTTCGCCGATATCCACACCGGCCATCTCCGCGTAACAACCAGCCAGGGTGAGAGCTCGATCCCGTTGGGCGTCGGCCGTGTCCTTGGCCTCAATCAACTCTCGGACACGCAGCCTGAGGCGGACAATCTCAGCCGCCTGGCGCATCTCGACAGTAGTCATGGGTCAGACCTCCCCGCGAAGCTCGGGCAGATACGTCATGTGCCACGTCGGATGCGCAGGGCGCGCGATGTTCGAACCTTCGAGAAGCACCAGAACGTGCGGCCCGCTAGCGCCCCGGATCTCCCCCGGCTTGCCGTCGCAGATCACCTTGCCGCCCACCCGTGCGGGGACGTGGTAGTAGCCCCGGATGTAGTCCAAGCCGTCGGTGCTCACTGTGCCTCCCCGCGAAGCTCGGAGGCACGGGCCAGCAACTCGTTTCCTTTTAGGAACGGGCCGACCTCGGGACGCAATCCCCGAGTAGCGAGGTGTTGGGCCGTGCTGGATGCACGGCCGCCGCCTCCTGCTGGGCTTCTCGTGGAAGCCTTGTCGGCTTGCTCGGCCGCCATCGTCCAGCCATCGCAGTAGCCCTGCGACCATGGCGAAGGAGACCCCGGCCGGTAGTCGCTTAAGGCGTTGAAGTCACGGTTGCCATGGCTGTGGCCTTCCGAGTACTCCGCGAACGTCGCGTCGTTCATTGCCCCTTGCCTCCATCGCATCTCTCCTAGTGGCGGCACGTCATGCAGGTGCAGCCAGTGCGGCAGGCCGCGCACAGGCGCTTCGATCGGTCGGCGGCGTGGAAGAGGATCCCGGCCGTCAAAACCAGCAAAGCGGCCTTGCCGGTCACGCCAGTCGCAATCACGCCGCACCCTCGGCACTGGATCTGCGGCGGGTCCAACGACACGATGCCGTCCACGAGCCCGGGCATCGTAGGTAGCTGCTCGACGGCTTCCATCGCTCTCGCCTCCATCGCAGATAGACGGTCAGTGCTCGTTCGTTCCGCCGTTCAGCCAGTGCACACGCTGAGCCGCCTCGTCCGCGCTGCCGTGGTCACTATCCGGTTGCCACCGCCCTGACGGGTCGTAGTAGCCGACCGTCCACAGGCCCGGCTCGGAGCGCAGGTACACCCAGGTGACGTCCGACATGCCAACCACTCCCTAGCAGCTCAACTACGTTCCACGTATATACGTGAGCGTACCTCTATGCCCACTCGATTGCAACTGGCTAGACTGGTGTACGTACATACGCGGAGGGCGAACTTGTGACCAAGGATGACTGGGATCCGGTGCGTCCCGTCCGCATGTCCGACCAACTCTGGGACGACCTCGCCAAGGCTGCCGCCGACGACCACGGCAAGGACCGCTCGACCGTCCTTCGTGACTATGCCCGCCGCTACGTCGCCGCATGGAAGGGCCGACAACCCAAGAGTGATCACGACGCAGCCCCCTGAAGCTCTTCATGTGCGGTCAGGAAGTGCTCATCCCACGGCAGCGCGCAACGGTTCTCCGACGGGATGAAAATCGCATCAGGCAGGCCGCATGGCGTCTCGATCGGGTGGATGTAGGCCGCCAGAATCTGCATGATCGGCTTGTGCTTTTCGCAGCACTCCAAGCCCTCAGCGATCCGTCCGTGCCCGTCCACGCAGATGCCGTGCCAGACGGAGTCGGCCATGCACGCCAGGTCCGCCTCGGTCGGGCTGTAGGCGCACCGCCCGAAGGTCCACTCCGGCGCGAGGGCGCCGACGTACGGCGGAATCATGTCGGCTCCTCGGACACCAGCCGGTAGCCAGCGGCCAACGCACGCACCGCATGAGCCACCGCTGTCCGCTTCCGATCCGCCCGCTGCAGCTCGTGGCCGACGTTGCGGGGATGCTCAGACGGTTCGAACGCCAGGGGGTCCAGGACGCGCGCCAAAGCGTCTACGGCAGCAGCACCCTGGCCACCCCGTTCTGTCTCTCTGGTGGCCACGCTGGGCAGGTAGTGGTGGACAGTCATGCGCAGTCCTCTCCGAACGGAAGGGGTGCATCCGACATCCGGCGCAGCGCAATGTCGTGATAGGCCGCCACGAGATCGATGCCGATCGCCTTCCGCCCCAACTGCTGGGCAGCCATGGCGGTGGTGCCGGCGCCGGAGAACGGGTCCAAAACGGTGCCACCCGGCCGGCAGCCGGCCTTGATGCAGCGACGCGGGAGCTCCGGCGGGAACGCGGCGAAATGCGCCTCGGGCAGGGGAGTGGTCGGGATGCTCCACACGTCGCCGGGGTTGCGGCCCTTGCTAAGTGCTTGCTTCAGTGTCGATGCATCATTCGGGCCGAACCGATGCGCGGCGGCTGAAGTCTGGGTCGGCGCCCCATACACGGACCGATGGCCACCGCCGCGCCGGGCCGAGCCACCCACCTTGCCCTCGCCAGCATTCGCGCCGCCGAACACGATCCCTCGGTCGAGCGCATCCGGATGGGCGAGCGGCTCGCGGATCGCGTCCAGATCGAAGTAGTAGCGCCGGCTCTTGGTGAGTAGGAACAGGAATTCGTACCGGTTGGACAGCCGGTCCTGCACCGACTCCGGCATGGCGTTCGGCTTGTGCCACACGATCGCGTTGCGGAGGTACCAACCCGCATCCTGCAGAGCGAAGGCCACGCGCCAGGGGATGCCGAGCAGGTTCTTCGACGGCAGGCCAGGGTTCTTAGTCGACGCGATTCGATCTCCGCCGAGCGCGCCGCGCTTGCGGTCCGCAGCGCCGTCCCATCGGGCATGGATGTTCTGGTCTTCTTGCGGACCTGGCTTGCTGCTGTAGCTGTCGCCGAGGTTGAGCCACAGCGTGCCGTCGTCGGCCAGCACCCGGTGCACCTCGGCGAACACTCCGGCCAGCGCGGCGACGTACTCGGCTGGCGTCTCTTCGAGCCCGAGCTGCTCCGGGTGGCCTTCGTAGTCACGCCGGCCAAAGTACGGCGGTGAGGTCACCACGCAATCCACAGAGGAGTCCGGCAAAGTGCGCAGCTGCTCGACCGCATCACCGAGGAGCAGGGTCAGGGTGGCGTCTTGGTAGTAGAGACTCACGCGCACTCCTCCAATGCCTGACTCAATATCTGCCACACAGCCACCACATGGGACCGTCCCCGCCGGGCGACCTTCGCTGCGGACCGCAACGTCAGCCCCGCTCGCAGCAGCTGCGCTATCCCGACAGCTACCTGAACCTCTCCCGGTGGGTAGTCCCGGTTGTGCCCGGTTCCTTTGCCCTGATTGCGAGGATGGAGAAGGCCGGCGTTGGACCACATGTCGACCTGGCGGTAGGTGATTCCTGCGTGCTCGGCGAGTTCGATGGCGTTCATCAGCTCGCCTCCGGCAATACGGTCGGCAGGGCGCGGCGAAGGTCGTCCCGGACGGCCTGCTCCCCGATGCCGAGGTGGGCGGCGATCTCCCGGACCTTCAAACCTGACGCGGCGAGGCGCCGGGTCTCGGCCACACGCAGTGCCCGCTCCGGTGT